GCTCCCCCAGCTCCGCCCGCTCCGCCAGCTCCGCCCGCTCCGCCTGTCCCCCCAGCCCCAACTACAAATGGACTACCAAAACTCCCAAGCTACCTAGCGGGAGCAAAACCCCGCTATGGGATCGGATCTAATCTATTTCAACTGAGCTTTAACAACGATATCGACAAGGCTCTTTATATCATCGCCCAGCGTAATCCGAGCCAAAGAGACGCCGATTATTTGAAGTTCGTTATGGATGCGACAGGCATGAATGAAGCCGAAGCAAGACAAGCTGGACAAGATTTTCGTGGGGTAATCAAAAGCAACGTAATGGATGTGTTGCTGAATCCAGAAAGTGAACATTTCTTGGACGAAAACGGAGCAGTAATCATAGATCCATCAGAAGTGGCAAAGAAGATGATGGGCGAAAACAAGCTCGCACCGACACCCAAGAAGAATACGATCAAGGCATTCACGCAGGGCTTTACTGGGTCAACAGTTATCGGGACGCCCAAAATCATCGAGGCCACCGAGGCCAAGGACATGGAAGGCACGGACATCCAGCCAAGAAACCGAAAAGATCGAAAGGCGTACAAAGAACTTATCGAAACAATGGCTCGCAACTGGGATCCAGACAAAGCGATGCCAGGGACTTCAACTGGAGACGGCGCACCCATCCTTACTGCTGAAAACAAAATCGTAAGCGGTCACGGACGAATCAAGGCAATGATTGAAATGTTCCGTCGCTACCCAGAGCGGGCGGCCGCCTATCGAGCCAAGCTGATGGAGGTTTTCCCAGAAATGGCAGACCAGATCAGAAATATGAAGATGCCGATTGTGATTACGGAGATGGATCTAATGGCGAGCTTTGAAGAGTCCAACAAGACGGCAACTGGGTTGGGCGTCAACAAAACGCCAGAGCAGTTCTTGAGGCGACTAGCCGTAAGGGCAAACGCTGGAACTTTAGCCACAGAGGAGCTTGCGGTTGCGGATGCTCGTGAAATACAGGACAACCCAGAACTCCGAGATATCAAGCAAAACGAAAACGGAGATCTATCGGAAACCCCCGATAATGTGGCGATTCAGCAGAAGTTCTTTGAGATATTCGGATCACCACAGCAGTACAGGAACAACGACGAGACCTTCACAAAGTCCTTCAAGGATCGAGTAACCTCTGCCCTTCTCGCTGATGCGATTGCCAGCTCCAATAACGGCAAGATTACAGACTCCGAAAAGATCATCATTTCCGCCATTACCGACCCAGAGAACAGCAACGCTGGGGTAAAGACTTTGGCCGCCGCCCTAACGAAATCAGTTACCCGACTTGTTTCATTACGGCAGATAGCCACAGAGGTTCTGGGTGCAGAAAAAGCATCCCAGCTCGACCCGCTTGTTCCGATTGCCAAGTCACTACAGGCCTACCTAGAAGCCAAGAGGTCTGGCGGAGAAAACACTCCAAAAGATTGGCAGTCGTTCGTTGAGAACAATCGAAGCCAGATCCCTGGACTTGCGGAAAATATCCTCGACCAGACTTCCGCCGATGTCTTCCAGCCTATTTACGATTTCAGAGATTCCAGCGCAAAGCTCTCCAGCTACTTAAACAATCTGGCGGCAGAGCTGGAAGCCAAGATCCAAGACCTCAAGGACATGGGCGGTACGGACATATTTGGCGAACCTGTACCCATTGCATCAGAAGAAACATTTGGACAAACAATTCAAAGTGCCGCCCAGAAGGCAGTCGAGAAGACCCTCGCTAAAACCAGATTAAGCTCCAGAGGCCTCCCTGCCCCAGATCCTCGTGAAGAGCAGATCGACAAAGACCAAGAAAAGTCCGATCTACAAGAGAGTTGGAATCCAATAGGAGAAGAAGAATCCAAGAAGATAGATGGCTACTACTCTTTAGGCCTATCATCCCCCGCCAACCTCGCACCAGAACAGCGTTTTGCGTTTGACGAGCTTGTTAAAGAAGTCGGCCCAATCCCGCAGTACGTCTCAAAGACTTTGGGAATTCCTTTAGACAAGATTTTCAAACGGGATGACGGCGAGGAACGGCTTTCAGCAGAAGCCTTAGAGACCATCGCCCTTGCCATCAATCAGATTGATAAAGGCAAAAGCGTTATTATTGGACACGAGATGGGCGTTGGTAAGGGTCGCCCAGTAGGGGCGCTTATCTTTACTTACGCCGCAAAGAAGGGCCTTATCCCAGTTTTTGTGACTAAATCAGAGCCTCTGTATGTAGCAATGATGGACGATATTGAGGACGTCGGATTTGAAGGGCAGATCAAGCCTCTCATCACAAATAACAACTGGAGTTCGATGCGTAGCAAGGGTCGCCCAGTTACGATGAAGAACCCGATCCAGAAGCTCCGACTTGCCGCACAGAGCGGGAAATTGCCCAGCGAACATAACGCAATCTTTACTACCTACGCCCAGATCAGCTCTTCAGCCAAAAAGGATGTTATCCCCGCCCTTAATGCAATCGCAGACAGAGCAATCTTCATTCTCGACGAAAGCCATACTGCGGCGGGAACAGACAGCTCTATCGGCGAATTCTTTAGAAGTGTAATTCCGAGATCACGAGGAGCGGTGTTCTCTTCGGCAACGGCTATCAAAAGCCCCGCCAACATCGCCACCTACTTCCCCAAGACCAGCATCCCAATGGCTGTACCTACCGCAAGCGAGTTTGAGAGACTCGCCAAGCGGTTCGGCAATCCATTTATGCAGATGACCAGCAGTATGCTGGCTCGGGCTGGGCAGATGTTCCGACTCCAGAGTGGATTTACTTGGAAGGGACAGAAGATCCCCTTCATTCCAACACCAATCAAAGCCAAGCAAGAGGTCATTGATGCCCATAACGCCGCAAATGAAATCCTCGGCGAAATGAGGCAGATCGAGATCGGCGAAAAGATGAAGAAGTTGACCGAACAGCTTGTAGTAGATGCACAGGAAGAATATGAAGGCACGACAGCAAAAGCTCTTATCTATCCTCTTTCTGGGCAATTCCATAATGTCGCCGCCAATATGGTTCTAGGGGCAAAAATCATGGACACAGCAGACCTAGCCGAAGCCGAGATCAAAGCAGGGCGGAAGGCTTTCATATCACTAGATACCACAGGAGAGACATTCCTTCGTGATGCCAGAGAGATTATGGAGGGCGGAACCCTTCAAAACTACGACAAGAAATCCAAGGTCACGTTTAAGGACTTCATGGAGCGGTACGCAAGGAAGCTCAACACAAACAAGGTCAAGATCGAGCCAGCGGATGAAAAGAGCAATGCCCCAGCCCTTGAATTCACGATTGATTGGAACAAGACCAACGGCAAGTCCAGAATTCCTAGCTGGGTAAGCCAAAAGTCCATCGAGCTTCACGACTCCTTAATGGAGACTGGCTTCAAGGATCTAGCCCTAATCATCAAAGACAACGCCGAGACCCTCAATAAGCTCCCGATCAGCCCATTTGATGCCTTGCGTGCAGAACTACAGAGACGGCAAATCTTGAGTGGCGAAATATCGGGTCGAGACATTGTAGTCACCCCGTCTGGCGAATTTGCCCAGAGATCTATGACCGACCAAGACAAGCAGAATGCTTTGCTAGGATTTAGGAATAGCGAAAACCTCAGAGCCTTGGTAGTTGGGCGTCCAGCATCAACAGGGATGTCGGCTCAAGACGATCCCAGAAATAAAGTTGCGGCTCCAAGAACCCACATCGTTATGCAACCAGCGGCCGACATTACGGATACGCTTCAAATGCTTGGCAGAACAAACCGCAACAGCCAGCAGAGCCTCCCGAAGCTCATCTACATCTATAGCGAAGACATCCCTGCCGAAGCTCGGATCATGGCGATGACCCAGAAGAAGATGCGCCGTCTTGGTGCGTCCACGACTGGTAAAGACGCAACGGCCGCTGGCGAAAACCTTGGGCTGGATATGCTCAATACCTACGGAGACAACGCCGTAGCCCTTGTGCTGGCGAACGAGCCAGAGCTACGAACGGCTTATAACACCAGAGCTGGGACGAACTTCCCCGAGAAGTTTGAGGATATCCGAAGGATCCTAACTTCTGGTGAGCCAGGGGATGGAATGCGGAGGATGATTCACAAGGCATTGATCTTGGATATCGAGGATCAGAGGCATTTCTTCGAGGAAATCACAGCCGAGTACGTTGCGATGGTCGACTTCGCCAAGCAGAACGGAACCTACGAGCTGGAATCACAAGAAAAAGATTACAAGGCCGAGAAGTTGTCCGACGAAAAGGCTTGGGATGCGTATGGAGTGGCGAGTTCGGACAAAACATTGCCACCAAAGAATGCAGACAAGTTTTACTTCTACTTAAACAAGGGGGACGATTTTGATTTGGGGGAAATCAACTCAGTGGGGCCTGTAACCCTAAGAGAGCTGGCTAAACGACAACTTGAGAGCGGCGAATCTCTTGAAGGAATAACGAAGGACACGATTGTCTCAAGCAATGAAAACATGGACTCATGGACACCGCTCAACGAGTTTCTTAGGGATAATCCAAGCGCGAATGAAGAGAAGTCTGGTGAAGACGCATTTGCCAAGCCCGCCCGCATCGCCAAATACCGATTCAATAACCCGACCCCTCCTCCGACCTCGGCAGAGGTAATCCCGACCCTCGAACAGGCCAAACAACAGGCCGAAACAGCCGTATCAGACTTCTTAAAAGCCAGCGACTCTGTCCTAAAGGACAAGCTGGCCCGTATTTCAAGCAACCCACGGATGGAGCAACTGGCGAAGGTAAGGGCTTTGGAGAAATCTCGGAAGCAGTACGCCCAGACCAAGAACAATGTGGAACGAGCCTTAGACCTAGTCGGCAAGGGAGCTTGGTTTGGCAAAGATACAAAGCAGATCCCTGCCTATGTCGTAGGTGTTGAGCTAAACAACCGCTTCCCTCACGCCGAAAGTCGGCAGTACCTAGTCATCCAAACCTCTGGGTTCGAGAACAAGATCCGAATCCCTCTACAGGCATCGGAACTCGCTCACGTCAATCCCTTCAAGATTTCTTTAGACAAATCACCCATTGGCGAAAACGAAGCCCCTACTCGCGACCCAAGCGTAGACCCACTAAGTTTGCCAGTTGGCATTTATCGCAACACGGACGGATCTGGTCTGGTCGTTTTTATGCGCGGGTCTCGCCGTGTAGACGTGGACAATCTTCCCCCAGAACAACTGCGAGAGGTTAATGCAGTTGCATACGAGATGGCGGTTCAGATGCACGAGAGCGGAATGGAAGAATCTGAGATCGAGAACCGAGTATTCAACGAGGCAATCAACAAGGTGCTTACTACTGGAGATAACGCCTTAGATCCAGATTCTTGGAATAGATACGTTGAGGAAAAGATGCCTGAAAGCCGTAAGGGTGACGGATTCGGCAAGACCTACGATAGATCAAGGCAGAATGCGACCCAGAGAGACCAGTTTGTGGTCGAGGGCAATCTCCTCACAGGGGCGAATTTCGTTTCCTCTATGTTCGGGGCTAATGTCCCAGCGGCGGTCACCACCTTCACAACCAAGGATGGTGGCAAGACAACTGGCGTAGTGATGCCCGCTGGGGTCAACTCCGACAACCTAATAAACCTCAAGGCAGAAGTAGCTAAAGGCCAAGGATCCCTGCTTGGCCCTGTCGGCAAGGTAATGGACAACATTATCGACGAGGAAGGCAGACCTCGGTCTGTAGTGTTCAGCGATGGGTCAATGATCTCTGGGCAAAGCCTCTACATCCCAGACAAAGCATTCCTCGATGACAAGAATGAGGGTTACAGGAAAGAGGCATTAGACAACAGCAACGCCATCGCAACGATGATCGTGGCTAAAATCAATCAAGGACATGATGCTTGGATGTATCGAGGACCAAAGAATGGGTTCTCGCTACGCTCAAGGGGTCTACGTCGTGAGGCTGGTCAAGGCCGAGCCAAAGAACAAATAGTCGAAGGATTCTTGACCGACGATAACGCAAAAGACTTCGCACCAGAGGGAGTCATCGGAAGAAACATTCGCTACAAGGCGATGAAGGCATCGGATGACGGATGGCTTGAGGCTGGAAACTTAGGCGAGGACGAGATCTACGAGAACCTATACGACTACGCAATCGCCCTACAGGCACAGATTAACGAGCGTCACGGCCAAAACACCAAGGGCGAACTGATCGAGAACGTCCCTAACTTCATCCTGTCTGCCGTAGATAACCGCATTAAGCAGATGCAAGAAGAGGCCAAGAGCCGTGAGACAATCTCTAAAGATGCTCCGATAAGCGGGACATTCAACGAAGAGGGCGATGTCGAACAAGAAGAAGCCTCGGTGGGCGATTACATGGCTCAGAAAGAAGCTCCAGAATCCAACAAGGAACTCTACGACAAGCTCGAAAAGGTACTGGCCTCGCTGGCCGATTCCGACAGGAAGATCTTTATGATGTATGTCAGCGGGGCGAGCTATCAGCAGATCTCCGAGACCCCCGAAGCCTACAAATCTAGGAACGTGGGCAACCTCATTGGCGAAGTCGCTCCAGACAGATCTTGGACGTTTAAGCATATCCAAAGCCTCAAAGGCCAGCTCGCCAAGTATGCAAATTTCCTAGGGATCGAAGCTCCCAACGCAAAAGAAGAGCCTACCGAAGCCAGCCCGATGGAAGGCTTTAAGGCTATTGAAGAAAGCAAGGGTCAGATGACCCTGTTCTCTCGCGGTCTGGTGAGCTACTTGGACAAGAACGCTGGAAATAGCGTCCTGTTTAGGGATCTCCTCACAGCCGTTGCGAACGAGCCAGACGCACTACCAAGCCAGAGAGCCTTGGCTAAACTGCTTACTACGCCAAACACCAAGCAAAGCATGATGACCGCTGGGCTATATGTGCCAGCCGAAATCAATCCAGATCCGAGCTTTGTAAGGTCGTACTACAAGCCAGCTAAAGAAGGCAACGGAATGGTTGTGTTGAGTCTTAATGGGATCAAAAACAGCGGTGAACCGATTGAAACAACGATTCACGAATACAAGCACGTTCTGACTCACAACCTTTTAGTCAAAGAAGGAATCGGCACAGCCACAGGCAAGAAGGAGCTGGATAGACTTGTCGAGTACGCAAACCGCCCAGATATCGAGATGGATGCAGAAGGTAATCCCCTGCCCTTGGCAAGCGGAAGCAAGGGCGGATACAAACCACTCAAAGCTCTGATTAAGGCCTATTTGGCGGCCGTCAACGCATCCAAAGATAACGCTGGCAACCCTGTGGCAGACGCTGTTTTCGGGACTGGATTGGCATCTACCTACGATGTGACCCTGCACATGGCCCCATACGAATGGGCTATTGGACAGGATGGGATCCACATGAAAGCCGAGATCACCAGCGAGAACACCTTCCCTCTCCTCAAGTACCTCAAAAATCGAGGGCTGGAAGGAACTCGCCCAATGGGCAGAAACTCTGGAATGAGCCTTGTCGCCTCGAAGGGATCTCCAGATTTTGTGTTTTTGAACCAGACGGATGAAGAGGCATTGGGCGGAATGGAAACAAGCGGAGTGCAAAACACGACCCTTGTTCTAACCCCAAGCGGTATTGAGAAACTCCGCCAGCAAGACCTAGAACCCCTCTTCTACGCATCCTACAAGGTTCGTGCGACAGCCCCGATGTTCCGAACAAAGGTCACAGACATCCAGACTGACCCGCAGAAGGTTCGCTCGATCTACTACGGCCTTGGAAACATTCACGAATTCGTTACCGAAATGTACAGCGACAATCGTTTCCAAACCGAGATGGCATCGATACCAGGGCAAGCTGGAATTGAGATCAACGGAAACCTCAAAGAGTACATGCAAGCCTTGGCCGCCGAGCTTCCGCAAGAAGCTAGGAACGCAATGATGCAGAACTCGGCAATCAAGCCGACCATTCTGACCCAAGGGCAATCGGCCGCCTTGGAACTATCCAGCCAGCCATTCGACTTTATGAAGATGGTTGAGAATCTCCGCCAAGGGAACGTCGAGAAAAAGCTCGAACAGGCCACTCTGTTCTCTCGTGGAATCAAGATTCAAGACAAAGACAGGAACAACATTGATGTCCTAAAGAGCAAGCTCCTCCAGCTCCACAGAAAGAAGCACGGATCCTACCAGAAGGAGGACGATGGTTATTATCGGCCAATTCCCCCACAGCAGTTATCCTCTCAAGAAGAGACTCTTTACACAATGCTGATGGACAAGGCTCGTGCGGAAAAGTGGCCTGGAATCGCTTTCCAATCAGACCTTATGGATGTTGAGACAACCACAAGGCCAGAGAATCTTGTCCTAGAACAGCAGTCGGCAGTCCCAGAAGTGGAAGCTCCAAAAATGGAGCAACTCTCCTTGTTCTCACGAGGGCTAATGGAATCTGTGTCTACCGCTCTGAATGAAAATTACCCCGCATCCGCGGCTATGGGCGTTATGGATCGCAGGCCTTCGAATCCTAGGAACGAGATAAAGGCGCAAGCCTTAAAGGACTTTATTGAGAACGCAATGCTCCCAGAGTCATTTGAAATTAAATACAAAGGCAAAGGATTAAATCCAACTCAGCTTCGCATTGAGTACCTCAAGCAAAATCCAGAAGCATTAAGGCGAATGCTTTATAAGGAGAGAGGCAAAAACCCTAGCAGTAAGCTCTTTTCACGAGGCCTACCAGCAGACCCAGCAGACCCGATGAACAACGGAGACCAACAAGCCCCGCTGAATGACCTACTGGCTTCATTCTTGGGTGCGTCTGGGAACATCATTACCGACGAAGAAATTGACGCCACCTACCAAAGGGCATCCGAAGAGAACGCCCCTTTTGAAGTCGGCGCACCCTATGTAGGCCAAGATGTCCGTAGTGCTGGCCCATTCGCAAACGATCAGTTCCGTGATGTGCAAAGGGTAGCCAGAGAACTACGCAGACCCATTGATACAGTTGAGACTGACGCATCTGTTTTGGCGGCCGCCCGAGCCTTGGTCGCTACTCATAAGGCACAACTTTACGAGGATCTCCTTGAAGGGACTCTTGAGACATCGGCAACGAATCAAGCGGCGGTCTACCTAGCCCTTGCCGAGGATGCAAAGAACGCCAAGACACCAGAGGAACTCCGTGAAATTGCGATTCTCACAATGGCTAACGATATCCAGAGGACAAATCTGGCTCGTGCAATGCGGATCGGGCGTGACAGCCAGATGACCCCAGAAGAGCGGAATCGGTCATTCTTCAATGCGGAACTCTACAGAAGAAGCCCAGATTCTAACGAGCTGTACAGGAACGCCATCTCAAGAACGCTCAAAACGAGGTCGATTGCTTCCAACGAAGAGCAGATCCGCCTCCTCCAAGCCGAGCTAGACTTAGCAAGAAGCCAAGCTGGAGAAGCCTTTGAAGCAAACGAACAATGGCAGAAGTGGGGAGCGTATATGGAGGGACGGATTAAAGAGTTCCAAGACGCCAATCAGCTCTGGGCAGATCAGTTGGATAAATACCAAGTCCTAGAACAGGAATCCGCAAGGAAGATCGAGGCCTTACAGGCAGAGCTGGCAAAGGCAAATACCAGCCTCGAGCAGATGGATTGGGAGACAGCCCAGCTCAAGATCCGTGAGAGTAAATCAGCTCAAGACGTGCTGGATACTGTCCAAATGTCTGCAAATGATGCCGAAGCGATCCGACTCGTTATGGCTGGGATGGTTCCGATGGCGGCCGCTAAACAAGCTGGGATCAAGCCAGCCAGAGTGATGCAGTTGATGAAATCTCTTGAGACAAACACAAAGCAGAGGTTTGACCAAGTAGCTGGAGAGCTTGCGACCCAAGGGATCACACGAAGCCAGCTAAAAGCGAAGTTGACCGCATTTGCCAACGGAGCATCCCTGCGGTCTAGGGGTATCGAAGCCAACCAAGAAGAGGCTCCCCTCACCAAGGAAGAGATTTTGGCAGAGATCGTGTCAGCTATGGGATTCGACTACGCAGGGCAGTCCGATACTTCTGGTAAGGCCGATTGGCACAATGTTGACGGCAAAAGCTCTCTGTTTGATTGGAGAAAGCCAAGCAACATCGGAGTTGCAATGCAGATGGTTCGTAGGTCGCAGGGCAAACAGGCCAGCGTTGGAGACGCAGTATTTGAAGCTCACGTTGCCCTTCTGGTATCCAGCACCTCGACCCAGCTCGCCAACATCGTAAAGACCCCCTTTGTTGCCACCAACCCCTTCTATCGAATGGTAGAGGCTGGGATGTCCTACCTTATGGGCAAGGCTGGGCTAAATGTAAGGCTTCCAGATGGCACGATTGGCAATCCATACGCCAGCGTGTCTGATGTAGTCAACGGAGCTACCGAGGAAGCGAAACTCGGATTTAAGGCGATGATGCCCTCAATTATGAACGGACTGCAGTACGCACGCTTGGCATTCAACACCGAAAAGCCTTTCTATAATATCGACCATACCGATGCGACCCTTCTGGATGAAGGCGATCAGAAGTTCTATGAGAACGATCCCAAGATCCCTGGACCCCTTGGAAAGAAGATCCGCTTGCCCCTGCGAGCCTTGTTGGCCGCCGACGAGTTTGCCAAATCATTCACAGCTCAAACCCTTGTAGGATCTATCGCATTCAGAATGGCAAGGGCGAAGGGCCTCAAAGGCCAAGAGATTGTCGACTACGTGACAAACCAAGTGAACGAGTTTGGGTCTGACTCTTGGAAGATTGCGGTTGAGCGGTCTTCTCGTGAAACTCTTAACGAGGATGTAGCGGATAACAAGGATGAGCCATTTACATTCAAGAGACTCGGTAAGGCCGCCCCTCGAGCATTGAACAAGCTTAGCAAAGGCATCTCTGATCTTACCCAAAGCATCGAGAGCTGGGGCTATGACCCTAATAATGGAGCAAGGGCTGTCACCGCTCCTGTGGCCTTTACTGGGTCAATGGGTCTCCAAGTTCTTCGAGGCCTTACCCTGTTCGCCAGAATCTCCTACAATGTGCTGGCTCGTGGACTTGCCTTCACCCCTATCGGCCTCGCCGACTCAGCAATCGGAGCAATGAATTCCATTAAGAAAAACAGAGAAGGCCAGAGGTTTATGGATCTGAGCAACTACGAGAACTCCGTAGCTGGGCTTACCGAGGGAGCGATTGGAACAGCAATTCTGATGGCTCTGTTCAGAAGCATGGAAGGTGACAAGGATGACGATAAGAAGTTCCTGTTGATTACTGGCCCAGCCAAGGATGCTGATACTGCTGGAAGGACAACTAGGTACGGAAACAGATCCTATATGATCCGAGTTGGCGACAATGAGTTCGATATCAGCAGAATCGAGCCTCTTACATCGACCATGGCATTTGGAGTTGCCCTTTCAACCGCAGTAAAAGACGCAGTTAATCGTGGAGGTGGAATTGATGTATCCAAGAACCTATTCCTAGATTTTGGAAGAATCCTATCCCAGAAGACATTCGGAGGACAGCTACGGACAGGAAAGACCTTATTGAAGGGCGATTTGGCAGATCCATTGATTGATTTTGCGTCTGTGTTTACAGCCCCTCCATTAGCCAGAGGACTAGCGGAATCGTCGAAGGACTATGTATCCAGAACTAAATCGGAAGAGGCCACTATATTCAACAAGGACAGAATGCTGTCGAAGTTCGCCCCTGCTGTCGGAGCATACCCTTCAGCTACTGGTTACAGGACTCCATACGCTTACGACTATGAAGGCAAGAAGGTTGTTAAGCCGTTCACAGAGATCTTGCCCAACAACACGGCTGGCAAGGTTGCAAAGTTCGCACTTAGGAATCTCTCCCCTGTCGCCGTCTACAAAAAGAAGCCAGCCTCCAAGCTCAATAGGTTTGTCGAATCGTACAACAGGCAACAGATCTCAACAGATGGGAAGACTTGGGTTCTTAACTCACCCAGAGCCGAGATCACAGATCCCTACAGCAAAAAGAAGGTTAGGTTGACCCTGCGGGAACAGGAGACACTCAACTCCATCGTCCAGCCCCAGCTCCAAGCCTTGTTTGAGGTCAACATAACAGAGGCCGATATCGCCAACCCAACCGACAAAAAGAAGCAAAGAATCCAGAATCTAGCTTCCCAGCTACGCAATAAATACGAGGAACAGATTATCAGACAGCGATATGCGATGGGCGACGCAAAGCAGACAAAGTAGTCGCACACCTCGCCATTGATGGTTGAAATCGAATATGGCTGAGAATCAAGTAGATAACCTCGTAAAGAAGGCCGAAGAACTCGAGAAGGCTCTTGATTCTGCTCGTAGTGGGCCAAACGCTCGGGCTTTGGGTGGCGGAAGCCCGACGGCGGTTGCCTTCCCAACAGCCTATAAGCTGACCGAGGAGCAGGAAAAGGAGCTGGTTCGCCACGCATCCGAACGCCTCCGCAAGCTCGAGGTTGAGATGGGGCGAAGCATCGTCCGTAATACTGCTTACAACACAAACCCAACTTCCTTGATGGCCTTTGAGACTTTCTTGGGTCGCCGTCAGATCTACGAGTGGGTCTATGAGAACAATGTCTCGTGGCGTCCAGCGGTCATGGGCGGGATATTTGAGCAGAGCAATCTTATCGTGCCTGTCACCCGCCGTATCGTTCGGCAAATGATCGCAAAGGCACAGAAATACTTCCTTGGAACAGATCCTTGGTTCTCTGCCCTGCCCGAAGGGGCGGCCGACAGGGACATCGCAGACAAGGTTGAGCGATATGCCCGCTACAAGTTCAACAGGCTTGGGGTTAAGGATGCGATGGCAATGGCTTTGCAACTGGCCTTTGTCCGTGGTGAATGCGTGGTCAAGACAACCCACGTTAAGAAAGAGCAAGTTTACCAGCGAAACGCCAAGGTTCTGGTGGATCTAAACGGCCAGCCAATCCTCGCAACGGACGGAGATTTCATCACCGACAAGGACAGCTTTGTCCCAGCCCAGAACGAAATCGGTGAGCCAATTATGATCTTGAGGCGGGATATGGCGACGATTCAGCCCCCTGTTCCTGTGTTCATCGAACAAACGATCAGCCGAAAGGCAATTATCTCCGAAGGGCCAACTGCCGAGGCCGTCTACTACCAAGACTTTATCTGCCCTCTAAACGCAACATCGGTGGATGATGCCGACTTCGTGGCTCATCTTTATGATGCCCCTATTATGGAGCTGGCCGACCTCTACAATAAGAAAGGGTCGAAAAGCGAGGAGACCCCCGAAGAGGAGATGCTCCGAATCCAAGCGGCGATTGACCAGATCCGTATGTCTGCAACCGAGTCTGGGATCCCCAAGACTGGTGCTAAACAGGCCAGAACAGAGCGTGGCGAGGCTTACGAGCCAAACAATACCTTCAATAACCCGACGATGGAGATTGCGGAATGCTACTTGCGGTATGATGCGAACGGAGACGGAATCACCGAGGAAATTATGCTTCTGTTAGATGTTCGCAATCAGCGGGCAATCTTCTACGAGTATGTGGCTAATGTGACCTCCGATGGCCGTAGGCCTTTCACAGTAGTCCGAGTGAACCCTGTGGACGGACGCTGGTACGGAATGGGCGGAGTGGAGCAGTTCAAGACCTCACAAGACTTCATGGATCTGACCATTAACCGCCTCAATTTCAGCCAAAGCTCAAGCGGGCGAGTCACCTTCTGGCGACCAGATGCGACCTTTGAAGGGTCGGCAAATCCCAATCTGATTCTGAATTCTGGAGGCACTTATACGCTTCGCCCAGGCTTTGCGGCCGCCGATGCTTTGACCTATGTGGCTCTCCCAGAGTCCAAGGAAAAGGATCTCAATTTCATGCTCCAATACTTTACCCAGCTCGTCCAACTCGAGTCGGGTGTGATGACTGGTGGAGACCAAGAGTTCTCTGGTTTGCCATCGAGCAAACTCGCTACTGGCATCCGAAGCATTGACCAAGCGGGCAACGAAATGTTCTCGCAGTACCTAATGTCGCTAGAGCCAGCCCTGTCTCAAGTGGTCAATCGGCTTGTGTTGATCTTGCTGGACAACATGAACAAAAAGGAAATGTTCAACTACTTGGAAGGCGATGCACTCCAACTTGTGACGATCACCCCAGAAGAAATTGCTGATATTAACATCAATATCCGCCTTCTACTGACCCGCTATCACGGAGAGCAACAGCTACAAAGCAACGCTCAAGCGGCGGGTCTTGTCACCCAGTTCTATGGATTGCCCCCAGAAGTTCAGCAGAAGGTCGCCCTGTTCTACAACCAGAGCCTCAAAGCCCTTGGGATCGTGGATGCAGAGTCGATCATTCAGCCCTTTGCCCCGCCTCCCACACAGAATGGGATGACTCCAGACGGACGAGTATTCGGCCAAGCTGGATCCCCTGGCTCACCTCCGCCTAGCGTTGGTGGAACGAAAAGTGTCCCTGTTGACGCTGGCCTAGCTGGCGGTAATCCGACACCCGCATGAGCGATCCAGCCAGCCAACTGGCACTCATAGAGCGGTTAAAAGACAATTCTGGTTATAACGAGTGGTATCTCCCTGCCCTCTCAAGGCATCTGGAAGGTCTTAAAGAAGCGGTTTTAGAGGCTGGAATTACCCCAGAAGAGCGTCAAAACAGGCACTCAGCCTATATGGCAGTTAAGGAAGTGCTGGCTCTGGTTCCGTCACAGGAGGCCGCACTTTATAGGATTCTGCAAGGCCACGAATCACGGCCAGAGCCTCGTCGTAAGTAAAGAATTTATCCACGAACTTAACTAGACGAACCTTGTCGTCGGCCAAAACCTTATGGGCGGTGCATTTGTCTGAGTGTTGGTTCTGGAGGCAAACTTCCTCATAAGAAGCTGTCCCTGCAATTCTTACTCCGACAAGGAACGTCATAAGCCTAGACCCCTTCTTATCCGCAAAAGAGGCCTCCTTAATGAGCGCCTCCGCCAACTCGTCAGATAGCGGATCTTTCATCATAAAGAATATCTGGGAGTGATCGAAAGACGTGGAAACAACGGAGGCATCGCAATCCTCGATCCGCCGATCAACATCAAGAACAACCATGGCTACCCCATTTTCGTCAATCGGCTTGCAATTCATAATTCTATGGGAAAACACTCCAGTTCTAATCACTTTATTTGCCGAGGCTATATCCGTGTAGGCAGGGGAAGAGTGTTTTAGCACCCCATCAGATTCCAAGAAGTTACCGATATAGCTTCGATTATTAGGGTCGTACTTTTGAGAGATTGATATGCCAGAAGGCCCCCATATTCTGCTTACAAAATCAGTAGCAATCGAAAGCCCTATTTCTTCTGGTGAAGATGCAATAATCTCTCCACGAAGCTCGGATTTGTCTAGTCGCATTAACTGGGACTTCAGATCATCCTTAAAAACACTTTTAATCGGAGGGTGGGTTATGAAGTTGCGTAGCTCTGGAGAGTCGTAATGCTTGATCTTTAGCTTGTTGCAAACCAAGGCTAACGGCCAAGAGTGTGCGCCTTGCCCATTTCTAGCCACAAACCTTTTTCTTTTGAGCTGAAATTGCTTGTCTGGATTCAAGATAGAAGGACTTAGCAATATCCCCTCGTCCACAATCCTTCGTGCCGTAGCCCGATCTAATCCAAAGTACCCCTGCTTGGTCTCCACGGAGTCCGCAGAACCAAGAACATTATGATATCCGTGAATGCCCGCTGGCATGTTTAGCAGAGTCTCCTCAAGGTTTTCGGCTGGAACACCAAATATGCAATCTGGCTCTACTTTCAGAATATATGTCCCACTCATCCTTAATCCAAGAACCAGCAATTCGTGAAGCGCAATTCCTCCAGCCAAGTGTAGGTCTTCTTTAGTTTTATGGATAAGGTCTACATACTGCTCAATGTCTTTTGGATGCTGGCAAGCATTCGCAAGAATACCTATTTTAGAGTTTGGCAGTTTTTCCCTTATTGTCCTAGCTGTCTCGACAGCCAGATCTTTGTCGCCTTCCCATATTTGCATTACAACGATCATTCCACGCCCCACTTTTCCTTTGGACAACTCTGCGATGGCATTCGTAGTTTCGCCTCACCGCATCCACACACACGACACCGCCCAGTTCCTAGAAAAGCCGTCGGATCGTAGTATTCACACGACATACAAATAGATTTTCTCGCTGAGAAGGTTTCGGGCTTCACATGAGTTGTCAGCGTATTCGTGTTAATTGCTTTCACGAAAGCCGCCGACAAAGTCTTGAGCTGTTGAACTGGCGAAGGTGGCTTAAAGAACAGGGCCAAAACTTCTCTGGGAGATGGCAAGATTTCGCTATCAACTGCACAAACCCAGCCATCACCTACACATCGCTGAATGTTAATGGCATTATTCTGATAACACTTCCCAATCATTCCCCTTCTAACGAATGGAGACAGATTCTTCCAGTCATCCTCCGAGATGGTTTTGTAGAAATAGACGCTCCGAGTATCGCTTTCGTATCGAAGTGTCTTGCTGTGGGCAAGCTCGTGCAATAATGGGTCATTCGCTTCTGAATCTATCTTATAGATCCGCCTGTCTATCTCAATAGACATAAGGCCTGCTTCCAAAACGATTCCATCGTTAGTTATATTCATTTTTGTTTAACACCTCCAAGCTCTGTGAAAGGAAGAAATTCGAGCGTAACATCAAAGCTTGTTTTAATAATTTGCTCCTCTTGGGCAGAGCCGTAGCATCCCATTTTTCCTGCACCAGAATAAGTTGTAGGAGGTGTTGGCTGCCTTTCGTCGCATGGGTTTTCATGCCCTTCTGGACCAGGATCGCAGTCGCAGTTACACCCGCAACACGCACAGAGATCACAATTACCAGAACAACTTTTGCAATCTTCGCATCCGTTACAATTAGCAGATTGTGGGCAATCTTCTGTTCCAGTAAAAGAGCTTGAATAGGAGTAGGCGCAGATTAACGGCTCGCAAGGTACTGGTAAATTACAAGGATCTTCCTTAATCATTGTTCCGCAACCATTTTCGAGCGGGACAAAAGCATTATAAACCGCACAGCAATCGCAATCATCAGTACATTGGGCTCTAGTGGTTCTTGTGCAGCCAAATACCCAATTCCGATGCTCGCCGATTCCACTAACGGTCTCGCCTTCGCATGACGTAGCATTTCTAGAATAATTTGTAGTCCAAAGCGGAATAGCAGTAGACCAATCGCCAGATTTAAGCGTTAGCGTTCCGACTTGGTCTACGGATTTCTTGTATCCATTCGCTGCATCTAGGTTCTCGTGCCATGTCTTGCACGTCGATATTGGGCTTAGATTTGCAGGATCCGTAATTCGGTATCCAAGTCCAGCTTGCGGAAATTGTGGTGTGGTTCCGCTATGCCAGCTTGACGAGTAAGGACTTTCATCCCCCGACCCCATAAATATGAAGGAAATGCAGAGATCTTGAGCGTCTGTATTTTTTATGTTAACATCAAGCGGAATTGGAGATTCCTCTAGATACCTTAACCCTTGGAAAGTAAACGGAGCTTTCGCCGTCTGAGCATATCTCCCGATCGTGAGAGCATAATAAAAAGGACTACTGCATTTACTTGTTACATCCGATAAGTCAGATCCGCTTGGATGCGGAATTGGGGGACATTTGGTTAGGTCGCTTACGTCACTGCAATCTTCTTTTTCGTAGCATTGCTTCTCAGCAATACAAGTCAGCTTGTACGTTCCTTGATCTCCGTACACAGAGCAAGGAGCGCAACCTGTTTCATCTTGATCCACCCATTGAAGGATTGCCCTCTGGCGATCCGTTGCGTCATATAGTCTTATTCCGTCAGAATCGGCTGTACCAAAATTCGCAAGACCATTGGGGCAACCCCCAGTCATGGTTACATTCAGCCCTGTTGGGATCGGACCGCCTTTTGGGCGTCTAAATGACTCTAACTGAGTATTTGAGCAACTTTTCGGCTCAAATAGTAGTTCATCTGATTCAACCCCAACGTATTCCGCTAACCCTGCGCTATATCTAGCGATAAGAGCAGGCCCAGAAGTGAAATTACTTGTTTTTGACAAGAGAGGAGGCTTTTCACCAAAAAAGTTGGGTAAAAATAAATTGGGGGGGGCTTGTATTAAATCCTTTACAATAAATCCGCCCTCGTCACACAAATCGTTCCCAAGCTTCTTAAGTAGCAAGTTTTCCTCTTGATCCCGTCTTATAATATCAAGATCAAGAGGGGTCGTTACTGCACATCCAGCCTCAAGCTTTGTTACTTTTTCTCTTTCGCCAAGCATCTTAGCCTTTAAGTAATCGAGTGGATCTGGGCATAGTCCGCTATCTTCGCAACCGCATTCAAGCCCTGTTCGCACAAAGAAGTTGTTTGCTTTTTGTGCATTGCTCCCTTGATAAAAGTTTGGCGACAAGTCTAGTTTGACTGGCTCTTCTTCCCAAAGTGAAGTCAATAGATTATATCGACTCATTGTCCCACCAACAGAACCCTTAAGACGAATTGTCGTCTTTTCTGACGATGAAGTACAAGTGTAAGAAGCTGTTCTAGTTTTCTTAACAGGCGAGCCGCCTGGACAGTAAAGTGGAAGGTAGTATGTCTGCTTTACTGTCTGCGATGTTTCTCCAGAACACTTTTTGTTTTGAGCTTCTATGGAATGATCTAAAGCGCCAGTAAACTTTATTTCCTTTGTGCAGTTTATTATCTTGTGAGCTACGTCTGCTGGAATTGATACGCTTGATGCTGGACTATGATTAAGGATGCAGTCTTCCTTGATGATGGAAGGAGTAAAACCAGACGGGAACTTCTTTGGCCTGTAAACAAACGGCCCCGAGAACCCCGCGCTAGGGGGAACATCAATCTTTGTAACTATGCGTTCATCGTCTTCATCAACAGCATCGATGGAGAACTTTATCGGATATTTCGAGATTACATTTAATGGAATACTCTCTTGCGGTACAAGCGAGCTGTCTTCATGGCTCTTTTTATTTTTGTCCTCCCATTCTCTCAAAATAGAACCCTCTGATCCAATGACATACTGCTTCACATCCTTTCTCGTCTTTCTTTCCTTGGTCATGTCATCATAGTCATACTCAAGGTGACCTTGTGTGTTGATTCCTTTGGCAAGGCATCCATAGACTTCTTCGCCTAGATCGGGTTCGTCGCCCCTATGGCCATCGGCAGTCTTTTCGTATATGTTGTTTTTTCTTACAGTATCTTCGGTAAGAAAGTATTTGTTTAGTACAGACCCAAACGGATTGTGGCTACCGCTACCAAATCTCTGAAAAGCTGTGTGCCTACCCTTCATGTCGTAGTGATGAGGACGCCACGGAAGCCATTCACACAAGCAGGGACAACAATCGGAACAGAGAATGAGCTTTGAACAATGGGGTATGTTAGATTACGACCAAACTTCGGGAATGGCCTCTGCTTTACGACAAGGCCAAGGAAATGGCGAACCTTAGTCTGCTTTGCCAGTTCTTCCTCTGGCTCAAACAATGGCTTAACTGTGCTATATCCCTTTATTTCGGCGGAATCTATAACGCCATCGGTTACTTCACACTCAATATACACAAAAGTCTTGGCTCCTGCGGGTGTTAGCTCCTCGTCAAGTCCCTCTACCTCTACTGTAGTTCCGTGAATAAATGATCCTACTGGGCCGACGTAGTATTTTGACATTACTCCATTGGAGAAACGTCCTGGTCTGATCTGGAAAAAGGCGTGCCAAGCATAGGACTTGGGGTTGATAATCCCCTCACCAAAGAATCTTGCCCCACCCGAACCCATAACGAATCCGTACCCAGACGCTGGACTAACCCCAAGAGGGCCAAGGGATTTGGGTTTGCTCATCCTCAACTAATCCGCCAAGGATCCTATTCAGCAACCTCCTCTATCACTATGCGTCGCATCCACTAACAAATCTCTTCCGTTCTCGCTCTGAGTCTTTTGGCTTATCTAATGAGCGAAAATAATACTCTGGCGCAAGCCGAGCAAACCCCTCAAACAACGGGTGCAGAACCACAAGTTACTGCACGGACGGAAACTGGTGTGGCGACACTTGATGAGCGTGCTTATCACGAACTCGTCCAAGGTCTAAAAGAATCGGCAGAACCCGCCCCGACTCCAGAGGCTCCCAAGGAAGAGCCTGCGGCTGAACAAGCCCCTGCGGTCGAGGAAGTTGCAACCGAAACTAAGGCCGAGGACGAGACTCAAGAATCAGAAGCCGAACTCCCCGAAAGGGTGCGGATCGGAAGCTGGTCTGAGACTGAACGCAAAGCTCTCAAGATTCGGGCTAGGAATCCAGACCTCACCCTTGAACAGGCTATGGCTATGGTCAAAGGTGAGGCGGAACCCGCCAAGGCACAAGAGGAGCAGTTTGTTGCTCCCGCCGACATCGAAACCAAGATCGACGAAGTAGCGCAGGCGAAAGCCGCCGCTTTTAAGAATCTTGAATTCGACAAGGTTGCCGAGCTTGAAGTCGAAATGCTGAAACTGAACAAAGAACTTCGGAAGTCTGAAAAAATGGCTACCGAACGCGAATCTGTTCAGCAGACGCAACGTGCCAAGGGAATCGAAGAAGCAAAGGCTCGTGCCGTGGAGTTTTATCCCGATGCGGGCAAAGCCGATTCAGCCCTTGTTAAGAAGATGAATGAGATCTTCGACACGATGGTCGATACAGGGAATCCCCTAGTAAAAGACCCTTCGATGCCCTTCAAGCTGACACAGATGGCCGCTAATGAGCTTGGGATTGCACCTCGCAACCCTAGTGCAAAAGCACCCTCGCCAAGTGTCGCCCGCAAGGCTCCGTCTATTCAACCCGCGAGCGGTAACGCCCGCACAACTCCACAAGCCCCGCTTAATGCTAGAGATTTAGCCGACAAACTGGACGACCTAGAGGCGTATCAGCTCTTGATGGCAAAACTTTAGGGCGAGGCTTACAAACCCAACAGAATAGGAGGATATTAAAATGGCTACCCTTTTAATTCCTGAAAACAATTCGACGAGTGCAATCTCGTCACAAGCTTCCAATTTTCTACCCGAACTTTGGAAGAAAGGGGTTCAACTTTCGGAGGCTGCGGAGAATTTCTTCCAGCAATTCGAAGGCCCCTCAGAAAGCTACCCAGTCATGTCGGTCCGTGACTTGAGCAAGGGGGCGGGGACGAAAATTACGTTCCGCACCATGGCTCAACTCTACGGCGAAGGCGTGCAGGGTGAAACCTTAATCCAAGACAACACGGAAGACTTCCGAGTCGGATCTTATAATCTGACTGTGGATTTCTTGCGTCACGCTGTCTCTTACAATCGTCGGCTCGAGGAGAAAACTGCTCTCGCCAGCGAATTGAAGAGCAATGTTCCTGTGATGCTCGGCAACTGGCTCGGACGGATGAAAACCGAACGACTCCAGAAGCTGTTCCTCCACAGGGGTACTGCGAAAAACTACTACCAGGCTAACGGAAAGGCCTCGATCAATGCGCTGTCGCATACCGATACCCTCTCCTATGACGGCTTGATCGCCGCTGGTCAGCAACTCCGCACTCGTGGGGCTCGCCCTGCGACCATCGGCCAAGTTGGCAAGAACAAGATCCAGAAGTTCGTTATCGTTTCCACAGGCGAAGGCTTGCTTTCCCTCAAGAGCGAATCGAAATATCTGGCCGCCTTGAACGCCGCCGCCGCCGCTGAAGGTGAAGGTGCGAAGCAGTTCACTGGTGGATACGTTGATCTCGATGGTCACGTCATCCGTCAGTTTGACCCTGCCGACCACGATGGTTTCGGTGCGATCGGATCTCCGATCAATGCCAAAGCCAGCTTGGGCGTCGCCATCACCTCAGCTAGTGTCTTGGCCGCAAGCGCGACTTCCTTCACCCTCAAGGGTGGTGGATCTGCTACCGCCGCCGCCAAAACCGCTCCGAAGTACTTCAAGTTCTTCAGCGGGTACACCTATCCGACTGGTCTCGACCAGAGCGAAACCGCCATTAACTTCTCGAATCCTACTGGCACAGCCAGCGGGACGAGCTACACGGCTGGATACGTTCTGATCCTGTCGAGCGGTAAGTATGGCTTGTACAAATACACCACAAACGACGGAAACACGCTGAACATCACCAAGGCATTGGTTCCTTCCGACGCAACTATCGGCGGAAGCAACACCCTTGCAGTCAAAAAGGCTACGGCCACGACTGGATGGGATGCGTCCGAAGCCACCCTCAATGCAAACGCATTTGCTGATTCAAAGATCACCAACTCTCACAGCGTTGGGGATTTGATTATCGAGTGCAACTCGTCGGGCGTACCGATTGGTCGCACGATGGTTCTCGGAGCAATGGCCGCAGTTCGTGGATACGGATCCTTGGACGGCGAGCGTTCTGAAGAGACCTTTGACGGCCAGTTCATTCGTAAGACCTACATCACGAGCATATTCGGCCAAAGCCCTTATGTCCGTGTTGACGGCGAACAACCCAACTACCTCGTACTGAACCACGCTGTTCGTTACGCAGGCTTGGTGTTGCCCGTAGACAACGTCTAAGTCTATTGGAGAGCGGGGTCGGGGGGAAACCCTCGGCCCCGCCTTTCCTTTTTATGAAGCTCGTCATCACAATTACTGGTTCTTCACGCTACAACCCAGCCATCAGACTCTCTGGTGGCTCTGGTCGGTACTATACTTTTATCTGGAACAACGAATTTAATGCCCATGTCTGGAATCGAGGCGTTATTAGCCAAGAGGATTCCTCATCGGTGGATGATATTTTCGCTACGAAAGATGCTTTTTACAGGCCAGCGGTTAAGATTCTTAAAGATGAGCCTGTTATTGATGAAACCCCTGCCCCTGTTGCAAAGACTAGGAGGCCTCGCAAGGCGGTGGCTGTATGAACGTCACCCAAGCCATAGATGCAATTTATGAAGTGTTCGGCATACCAAATAATGCGTCTGCCCCCGAAATCATGCGAAGGCGGATATTCAACGACCTTAATTCGGCATTGCAACTCATCTGGTCAAAAGGGCATAGGCTTTTGGATTACTACACTCGTCAGACGATTACTGCGACCATCACGGCCAACTCAAATAATGTTGTCCTCAGTGACTCGGTGTCGGCGGTTCTAGGGCCTGTAAAGCGTGTTTCTGACGGACTAGGTCTTCGCCCGATCCGCACAAGGGGCGAGTACGATTCATTTGCTTCTATCTATGCTGGATCTCTGACAGCTCTTACTGGTGCGCCACCTCAAGCCTATTTTATTGATGAAAAACGACCAGACCCAGACGCATCTGATTCAACAAAGATCACGATGTTTGTAGTGCCGTCGCCAACCATAAACACATCTCTCTCGATAGAGGTTTCGCTTAAATCCCCAGCATTTACGGTAAGCGACTACGGCACAAATCCCGCAATCGTAATCCCTATCCCCCACAACTACGCTGAGACCCTGCTGTTGCCTATCGCACGCTACCTATCCAGCAGTTCCCTGTTCTTTGCCGATAAATCCAAACAGAGAGAGCCTTTGCTAAAGGCAGAGTATGACAGGGCATTAAAAACCCTAGAGGAGGCCAAATGACATCATTACAGCTCGCCCAAAGGGTCATTTCATTTACTAATCTTCCGAGCGATCCAATCTCTATACCAGCCGATCTGGCCGCTACGTTGATTGGTGCGATCAATGCTGGGTTTGCGAAATACTACTTTTCAGCTCCTTCTGGCCGTAAGACAACTCCTGTCACATCGTTCCAGCTTGCCCCTGTAAGCGTGTCCGTTGGCCTTACCCAAGGATCTAGGAATGTGACAGGCCTTACCCTGTCCTCTGATACTGACAGGATCGGCGATACGCTTGAGATCGGTGACCGCAAGTGTCCTCTTGGTATTGGATCTACCCTTCGTGATCCGTGGTCTTTGGCTACTGGGACATATACTGGTCTGCTTTATGACGATGCGATCCCCCTGTGGGCGCCAATCCGTCGTATTGAAGGATCTGTAATCTGGGACGAAGACCATCGCCTAACCTTTCTTTCCGAAGCTCCGTTACGCCAAGACACCCTCACCTATTACAGGCAGAGCGGGCTTCCCGCTTACTACACAGCCGAATACCTCGGGGACACTATTGGCGGTGGAGCTAGGGCTTTAGTTCGTGTCATCCCCTTGCCCACAAAGGCTTCCTCGATCCGCTTCTCGGCCTCGCTAGAACCACAGCAGTTGGTTCTAACAGATCTACAGACACCTATCGGCATTTACACCCCAAGCTCTGATATCGAGGCTTTTTTAGTTCCCTTAATCGTTGGGGAGCTGGCGACAACTTCCCTGCTCAAACCAGAACTAGACAAAAACCTTATCGTAAAGAAGGCGGCGGAGTCCTTGGCCTTCTTGAAGTCGTACCACGAGCCTATCAGCGGTGCGATGAACAAGATGATGACTCCTGTGGGGTTCTAGCATGGCCCTTGTCGTACCACTCGCCTCTTCTGCCAGCGTCATCGAGAACATCCTCTTCAAGGTGCGGAGAGGGATTGCGTTGTCTCGGAACGCTTCACAGGCCAATCCAAACACAGGAGTAATGGTGGATCTCCCAGAGAAGATTGATTTTGAGATGACTCTCCTCAAAACCCACCAGTCCTCGGCCTTCCAGAGGATCGTTGGGACTACGGCCTCTGAGGGCGCAAGTGAGTCTAGGGTTACCATCTCCAATGAGGCCTCTGCCACAAACAAGGTCTCTGTTGATACGGAGTCGACAGATTCCAGAGAGCAGACTCGTGGTCAAGACTCTGAACAGACAATCCGCACAGGCGGAGGAAGTGAAGGCGGAACCCAAGGATCTCAAGAGTCTGGTAGAGGCTTAGAAGGCGAAGCCAGCAACGAAAAAGAAAATGGGAAGTCTCAGTCTAGCTCAACCGAAGGAAGCCAAGGCAATGGGCAAAGTAGCGACGGAGAGGTCGAAAACAGATGCACATACCAAGATCACATAGCCTACAGGGAATATGACAAATTCGACACCGACACAGGCAAAATTGAAGGAATTTCTATTTAAGGAGGCTTTATGGGATACCAATTAGTCGACACGCAGAACAGCTCGCTTGCCAACAATTCGGCCAGCGTATCGTCATCGAACTCCTCGTCCTCGAGTAATTCGTCGAGCGGGTCTTCCAGTTCGTCGAGTAGCAATAGCTCCAGCCGTTCCTCCTCGAACAGCTCCAGCAGTAGTCGTTCATCATCCTCAAGCAGTAGCAGTAGCCGATCTACCTCGAATAGCTCAAGTTCTTCAACAAGCCGAAGCAGCTCCTCAAGCTCCTCGACTTCTGGAAGCTCAAGCTCGAGTCAGTCCTCTAGCGAATCTTCGTCCACCAGTTCATCCCAATCCTCCAGCACGAGTCGCTCTGGAATCTCGAGCAGAACTGAAACTCAAAAGGATGATATCGGTTGTGTGATTCGGTTCAGCGTGCCGATCGTTGTCCAATACCCAGGAGACGTTACATGAGCCGATCCGAGCATCGTGAGTTTATGTCGGAACGTATGGCGAGAATGGAAGAGCGTATGATCTCCATGTCCAACGATGTATCCGAAATAAAGGCGGTTATGGAGAAAAGCTTCGCGAGCTTCGGGGATCTAGCCAACCGAGTTTCGGCACTTGAGGGCTTTAAGAAGTTTTTTATTTTAGTCGCATCCGCCGTAGGAACGATTGTTGGGCTTGCTGTAGAGGCGGCGATTAACTGGAGGGGCAAATGACCATCGTTGATCTTTCTGATCTCGATACATTTATCCGTGATTCCCTGTTTGAAGTAAGAAGAGGGATTGCCAACTCACGAAATGCAACACAGGCAAACCCCTTAAATGGCGTGATGGTCGATCTGCCAGAAAAGATAGATTTTGAGATTATGGTCACATCGGCTCACCAAGGCCTCACAAGAAATGTTGTCTCAAGCGATTCAGATAATTCTTCCGAGGTTACTTCGGAGTCTCAGAAGAGCCTAAACGCGTCCATCGAATCCTCTAGTGCAGTCTCTCGCACATCGAGCGTCAACTTGTCTCAAAACACCGAAACATCAAAAGAAGGTCAAGCGGAACTCACTAAAGAAGTCAGTCAAGAATCCCAAAAGAGCCAAGACGGAGACAATCGGAAAGGCACGGCGGGTTCCGCTGAGTCTTCTCAAGAGAGTGACAAAAAACAGCAACAGAGCGGGCAATCGCAATCCGACACGAAGAAAAGTCAATCTAGGCAACTCGAGAGACACGCAGAGGCGAATGACCGAGGTTCTAGGACATTTGATGAGGAGGAGGGAACTTGGGGAGGCCAAGGACAGCTCAATACCCCACGGCTTCCATCAATACCATGCACATGTACTTAATCCCATTTTTAGCACTCTTGCTTTGTGGGTGTTCAACACCTAGGCAGTCGGCTGACTTCTCTGTAGCGGAAGCTCGTATCGACGAGGCTATCGCTGTCGCCAATCCAGAGGCCAAGAAGCACCTAGTAGTAGCCAAAGCCCAATTAGAAAGTGCCGTACAGGCCTGTAAGCAGACCTCCGTGGATCTGGACGAGGCCGTTAAAGAGAAGAACGAGGCAATTAGGGACGCTGGAGTCTGGAAGGACAAACAGCGGAAGGCCTTAAAAGAGCTTTGGATCTATCGAGGTGCGCTTATCGCTTTAGGGCTATGGATGTTTAGAGGGGTCATATTTGGGGGCATTATGTTTGTGGCTAGAAAGTTCGTGGGGATCCCTTGGTGAAGAAGTTTCTCTCAAAGTTCCAAGGTCTTGGCTCGTTTTGTATAGCCATCATTGTGTTCTGGTCGGCGGCCCCGCTGATCCAGCAGTTTGATCCATCGGCTGGGACGTATGACCGAGGATCCCTGCATGGCCTAATCCTTGGGGCTTCTGCCTATCTATTAGCGGTATGGCTGGCGTGGTTTGTTGTGCAAATGGAGTGGCCTTCGATCAACGAGTATATCGATACCTTGAGCTGGCTACAGGACTGGAGATCTACAACCAGAACTGTTCGCCTCGTCATTGTGCTTTGCCTATGGTGCGTCCTTTTTATAGGAGCCGTGGTATGCCTTCTTGGCTGGCGTTAATACTATTCCCCTTTTTGTCTTTTGCTGATGACCGAGGATGCGTCCTTGTCCAAGCAAGAAAGCTTGTTGGCGTAAAGGAGTGGGGTGTAAATACAGGCCCAGAGGTGGATCTGTTCTTGTCCTCGGTTGAACTCGAACCAGGGAATCCGTGGTGTGCCGCTTTTAACTACTATGTGTTCCGTGAGGCTGGGTATGGCGACCTAGTACCCAAAACAGGCTGGAGTCCTTCTTGGGTAGTTGGTGGCAAGAGGGTCAGCTACTCACCCCCTGCCTCCGTGTTTGGGATCTACTTTAGTTCCCTTGGTCGGATAGCCCATACAGGACTGATTGAGCGAACCGAGAATGGGTTTGCCACCACAATCGAGGGCAATACCAACTCGGCTGGGGATCGGGGTGCTGGCGGGGGTGACGGCGTATACCGAAGGAAAAGGTCGATGAGGACGCTTGTGTGCCGAGATTGGCTAAAGTGATAATCACCCAATTCATCAAGGGTTTAATTGAGTTTTGGGTTGAAAGAAAACCCGAACAGGAAAGGTCATCCTTCTCTCGTTGGCTGTGGAGCAAGCGTCCTGGTACTCGGACTCCGTGGGATTTTAAGGACAAAGACAAAGACGGATACGACGACAGATTTGAACCTCAAAAGGATGACAGCTACTACCAATGAAAAAATACCAAAAGTTCATGGCAGGGTTCGACCTCCACGGAGATATGCAAGATAGAGCTGTGACAAAGAAGTTCTTCCAATTTTCTGAGGCATTTAAGCCCGATATTAAGATAATGGGCGGAGACCTATTTGATTTTCGTGGGTTAAGGAAGAAGGCTGACAAGGCAGAACAGGCAGAAAGCCTTTCAGATGACGTAGCCTGTGGGATCGAGTTCTTGAGTAAATGGATGGATGGCAAAGGCACAAAGGTCTGGCTTCGTGGGAATCATTGTCAGCGCCTTTGGGATGTTGCCGAAAGCGAATCAGACGGACTAAAGCGAGATGCGGCGATCAAAGGAGTCGAGGAGCTGGATGAACTATGTAAGACACTTGGGATTAAAACCTATCCTTACTCAAAGAGACTTGGGATCCATCGGGAGGGTCGCCTTTGCTTCCTTCACGGATATGCCGCTGGGGTCTATGCCCTCCGCAAAACCCTCCAGAGCTATGGGGAGAATGTCATTATGGGACATACCCACACCATCCAATCTGTGTCTGTAGAAGGCCTTGTTCCAAAACAGGGCTGGGTGGCTGGATGCTTGTGTCAGTTAGACTATGAGTACAACCGCTCAATGCTTGGCACTCTGAACCACGAGAATGGCTGGGTGTACGGACTTATCTTTGACGATGGTAGCTTTGCCGTCTACCAAGCCAGACAGATCGCTGGCAAGTGGATCTTGCCGACAGAGTTTAAGGAGATTTAGCTTTTGGTAGCAGTCGGTAGTGGGGAATCATTCTGCCACTACCATTAGAGATCAGTACTCGGAATGACTTCCTTTCGGCAAGCCCTAGATTCATCAATCTTGTAACAGCCTTGGATGCGTGGCCGTGGGTCTTGCCTAGCTCCTTGGAGATTTGTTTTATTGTTTTCCAGCCATCTGGGATTGGGCTCACTTTCTCTAATAAGTGCTTTTGCAGGGCTACTGCCCATTCGCTTTTCATCGGAACTCCGCACTAAACCTAGCAAAGGCACACTTCGGGCATCCAATCCCCTTCTTTAGATTGTCGTAGGCATTTTCAGCCATTCGCCGTGATTTGCTTGGGTTAAAGGCAAGCTGGGAGAGCCTGTGAGAGGCCTCATCATTGCTTGAGACCAGAAAACCAGTCTCTTGGTCTCTAACGAACTCTGGGACTCCGCCTTGATTCGCCCCGACCACTACAGCTCCGCTGGCGACGGCCTCAAACAGAACTCGCGGGGCATTTTCATGTACTGGATACCACATCAAAATGGCGTGGGCGTCTCGGAAGTAGTTAGACAAAGTCGCTGGGCTGTAGATATGAGGGATAAGCTCGGCGTTGATTCTGCCGTGATATGGATGCCCTTCTTTGCCTACATCACCTAAGAGAGCCTCACCCTCCCTGCCCCATCCAATGACATTCAGTCTTGTCGTGACCCCGACAGGAGCTGTCACCTTGTAGAACAGATCCCACATATCCCTTGGGTATTTGAAGGGTTCATCGTCTCTGCCAATTCTTAATACATTGAGAGTATCTAGGGACTTATCGGAAAACCTTAACCTTCCCCATCTGCTATCAATGTTGAAGAAGGGGAAAACGTGCTGGAGATCCGCAGAAAGCCCGACTTCGGTTAGGCGTTTAGCAAGCTCCCCAAGCTGATAGTTCGACTGGCAAAGGATCTTTAGGTTCTTTGTCTTGGCTATGCCTACCAGCTCCCTGTCCCGAAGAACATTCATACAAGGCCAGTACACAACTTGCCGAGGGGTCTCTTCGTGCCTAGCCAGATACTCAAAAATGCTGTCCTCACACCAGCACCAGACATTCTGGTCGTTGAACATACCAGGACTATAGGCTTCCGTGGCTACCCCAAGAGAATCCAGATACCGCCTTCTCGGCTCGGAGGCAGAGAGAACATCTGTTCCCTGTGGAACAACGCAAGTGACCTCGACTCCGTTATCTCGGAACAACTCAATGGCGTGGCCTGTTTCGGGTCCCGCCCCACCGCATTGGTGCAGATAGCCCCAGATATAAACCTTCATAGTCTTGGGAGTTTCCTCTTGAGCTGAAACCACGCAAAGAGACCACGAACGATAGTCCTCTCTAGGTGGTCGATGGCCGTCTCACCATTATTGTCGGGCTGGGGTTCATTGAGGTGGATCTGTTGCTGGGCTGTGACAGCGTGCTTAATCGCCCTGCAAATATGGTAGTCGTAGGTAGGCTTGTCCTTATAAAGCCATTCTCCAAAGGCCGACTTGGCTGATCCGTTGCTCATAATTCTACGAGTTATCTCGGCGGCGGCGTTAGCCAGCTCTGCAATAGACGGAACGTGCTTTGGGTCTTCGGTCATAATGAATCTCCTCTCTTTTGGATGTCGTAGTAAAACGAGTCGGTATCTTCTGTGACCCACTTGTCGGACTGGTTCTCAACCGACGGAAGCTCAGTATCCACACGAAACTGCTTTAGGTTGTCGGGTAGCTTCTTGGTCACCCAGTTGGAGTCCCGCCAGAAAATGCGGTTATTAGGCATACAAAGTAAGTATCCATCGTCACCCGCAAAGACGTGGCCGCACTTGTAGTCGGACGGCTCATCGGAATAAGGGTTATTGTACCAATCAATCGTGAACATATACGTTCCCCAGACCTTGGATCCGTCACGCAAGACAATCTGCGCTCGGTGATACGCAAGAAAGTTGTACTCGGTAACCGCTACGTTCTCGGAGAAACAATCCCAGAGCTGTTTGTAATTGAAGGGAATGTCGTTAGTTGGCTCGTGCGTGTAAATCTCAGAAAGAGGAACTCGACTCCGAAGCATTCCCGAATCAGTCATCACATGGAAGGTGGTGATGGTTCCCGAACAGGACTGCAACCCAAACACATAGACTGCGTAGAACTCCTTGTCCGATTCGTTCTTGGTAAAGAAAGACTTTCTGACCATTGCCTTAAAGCTGGGAATGTTTTCGTTGAGCGTTGCCATTACTTCTTTCAGGGCAAATCGTTCTTAACCTTCTTCCAAACTGACTCGTCTTTGTCGAATTCAAGAGACCAGTTCATGACCTTGCTGTAGATCGAATATCCCCATCCAAACCGCATGAACGTCCTTGAGATCAAGTCCCCGATCCAATAGAGAGTCCAAGCCAAAGCCCTCATTTAACCTCACAGGGCGGAGACGCTTGCCTTGCGTCAAATGCCCTCCTCCAAAGAGTTTTCTTTAGTCCGTCAAAGTCCTTCCGCTTAACTCTGTCAGTAATAAACCAGAGTTTAGATCCGCTCATTTCACAGGGAGCAGAAGCCTTTTTCACCTCCTCCGTAAAGCAGTAGGCCTCAATCGTGTAGGTGGGCATCACGCCCTTAACAAGGATCAGCTCTCCTTCGTCCTTGTCCTTCACCTTCCACTTGCCGTCTTGGGAATGCTTAACATCGACATTTGTATAAGGCAGATCCCCGCTACCAGATCGGTAGGTGTCCACAGATCCGTCCCAGTAAAGGCCTAGATACTTTGCCACCGCCATTTCAGCCCCAGCGGCCTCAACGTGCTGACCCCAAGACATCACAGGGTTGCAGGGGTAAATATCCCTAGACTCTTTTTTAAGAGCAGACTTGTTCCTAGAGGATCCGACCAGAACAGCCACCTCGGCCTCGTACCCTTCAAGTCTGACAACTATCATAGCCGATTCTCCACAGCCTTGGCCTTGTGCTTCTTGGCAAGCTGAAGGGACTCTTTAGCCATTAGGGTTACGGCTTCGTAATGGGTTAGGCATTGCTGGATCGAGTAAACCATCGGCGTAGGAGCTGTCTTGGAGATTGAGCGAAGTAACTTGTTGCCGTATTCAAGGCTATCCAAGAGTCTTGAGAATCGCTTTACGCTCATAGCCTCATCTCCGCCCGCTTTGAGGACTCGAACGAACGCCAGACCTCGATCTTGGCTTGCGCTCCGATCATCAGCCAACGCAGACGCTCCTCTTCTTGAACGGCTTCCTTCAATCCAAGCAACAGCTTCTGGTACTCATCGTGGGAGTAGGCCTCTCGCTCCTGGGCGGCGATTGTGACCATCCCGTCATCGCTGGCGTCCCGCATCAAGATGGCCTTCTTGGTCTTTCTGAATTCCTCCAGATAGATGCGGTTGGCCTTGGCCTGTGCCAATGGCAAGGCGTTATCTCGGATAAAGTCTAAGGCTTGAAGTGGTTCAGTCATTTACAGCCTTTGCCATGCACTTTGAAACCTCGTTATGCACGTTGAGGTGCATAGCCCTTGCATCTGCAAGGCTATGATCCCAACTGCGGGCTTCTTTAATAAACACTCTCCGCACGGTCTCGTTTTCCAGAACGAATAAAAGAATGTCTAGTTCACACATGCTGAGATTCATATCATCCTCTGGATTGAGCGAACTGAACGCCGAAGAACCCTAGAGATCCTTCGAGTGTCCCAGCCCAGCTTGCTAAGATTGCGAGCGACTTGGTATCGGGCATCAGCTCCAACGCCATATCGGTCGTGGCGTAGGACGATGTCCATCGAAACGCCAACATTCTGACATTCCTTCTCAAGTTGATCGTCATCGGTTTCGGTGGGCTTCATGAGACGCTTGCCCTCTAGGACTTCGACTCGTTCTTCCACCTTCTTTACTCGCAACCCGAGGGCCGCGACCATTCCTGTAGTTAGATCTTGTTGGCTTATCATTGTTTTGTGACCTCTTTTACGTTTTGTGACTTTATGGTGTGGGTTTCTTCTTTCTCATCGAGTAACTCTCGAAGTGCTTCTTTGAGTGCTGGCGATCCTTTCACCAGCTCTGCGGGATCCTTGATCTGTTGATGGGCGACCATAATCTGCTGGCGTTCCATCGGGCGTCCGATGGCGTAGGCCAATGCCAGTTCGCAAGACTTGAGGCGGGTTGGGAAATCCACGACCTCGTCGGCCTGTTGCCTTTGTCCGTCCCATTGAAACTTGGTTGCCCCCAGACCCTCCTTTAACACAGACAGAATGGTCTTCTGCATCTCTGGTGAATTTAGCTCGTTTTCGAGCCACTCGGTCTTCTTCTTGGATAGTTCGGATACTTTTTCTCTGGTGGTTAGGGTTGGCATACGACCTCCTTATTTGCGTTCGCCATTTGGAATGCTCTTTCCCACACAGCCTTCGGCGTTGACGCTTGGAGCATCGCCAAACTAAGTCTTTCTCTTACGGCAGTTCCGATTAGACCAACGACCACATCCACGGAGTTGTAGTCAATAGGGGTTGGCCGAGGGCTGTCGCACGATGACTTTGTTGGCTTGGCTTGGATCTTCGGCCTTATGTCATTTGAATCCGAACGGCGGGCGCAGTTCCTAGCACAGGCTTTCCAGTCTACGACAGCGGTACGGCCACCGACCTTCCAGCCGTTGGCTTCGTAGTAGTCAAAAGCCTTCTCCGCATCCCCAGCATTCCAGCCCTTGATGGTATTGGCGTACTCAAGCCACTCTTCACGAGTAGGCTTCTTGCTCTTTGGGGCTATATACCTTTTGGGACATTCCTTTTTAGGCTCTGGGGTCTTGGATCTGTGGCGGATCTGGCGTTCCCGATCTGACTCCCTTACAGCCTCGTCCCTCCGCATTCTTCTTGAAAACACGACATTCTTTTCATCCCTGCTGAAAACTCCGTTGGCCTCCAACTCCTCTAACAATTTCCTAGTGGTCTGGGAATCCTCTCCAATGATCCTAGAGATCTGCTCAACTGATGCAGGGCTACCGCCTATCAGCAGGAATCCGTGAGTATTGGACTTTGCCATCATTGCCAGTAGATCCATCCAGAGACCCCTTGCTCCAATCGAGCATGAGCGAAGGCTTTCGTCTGAGAGCCAGTCGGATGGGAAGAATTTAATCCAAGGTAATTTCATAGTTTTGTAATCTTTACTTCGATGCAGGGTTTTTCTGTCTTCCCCGCATATAACTTTAAGGTTTCGCCAGCAACGATCTGGCTGTCATCCACCCAGAACATCGCTTGTGTAAGAGCGTCCTGTAGTGGCTTTAATAGGTTGTCCCTGTCTGGACGGACTGGAGCTGGCTGACGGCCATTGGCTTTAAGCCTTTGGGGTCGCCTTAGTACAAAAGTAACATCGCAACGGAGTGGCCCTTGGATCTGTTCCTTGGCATACCGCTTTGAGGCAAAAATAAGCTCACGCACATAAGCCTTGGAAGAAGAGTCACGGAACACCCTTGGCCTACCGCCCTTGCTAGAGAAGCGAAGACCAGACTGAATCGTCTTGGGTTCGATGTTTAGTTTGAATTCCATGTTTGCCAGCACGCTTTCAGTTTCTGCAAGACGCTTCGTTTTTTACCCCGAAGAGTCACCACAAGGTTCTCCCCTGTCCTGTCCAGATCCACGACGGCTTGCTCAGTGCTTTTTAGCACTTCAAAAGCACATTCCTCGGTGATCTCCATCGCCCCATATCGGAAGGCGTACAGGGCAACCACGTTCTGCCAGAAGTTCGTCTGCTTCCGTGCAGATCCAATTACATCCTCGGGTTTAGTTTTTTGAGGCCTATTCATCGTCTTTCTCCTTTGTTTTGGGTTGCCCAGCCCAATGGTGGTACAGGGCTTGCATAAACTTACTTCGCTGTCCTTTGGTCTGGTCTCCACGGCTGTCGACAAACACATCGGGGCTTTCTTGGAACTCGACCAACACCAGATACGTGGCGTTGGATTCCTTTAGGCTCGAAAGAGCCTTGATTGCCTTATCGTCTGCCTTCACGCCACCATCCTCAGTAGATCTTTCTGTCTGCGGGGGCCTTTGCGGGTTGGAGGGAGGGCAACAAGCTTGTGGCCGATAAGGCTCTGCGGAATGGAGCTTTTGGTTTTATGCGGGACAACGGTGTACCCTTTTCGCTTTGCGTATGTAACAGTTGCCTTGTCCACCTTGTAGCGTTTGGCGATCTGAATTGCTGGCATACCTCCATCTGACAAGGCCTTCCATTCTGCCCATCGCTTTGCGACCTCTTCTGGCGACCTTCCGTATCTCTTTCTTGGGGTAGTTCTCATTCCTTCAAGGGTGATCTGAAAGCGAACCTCTTTTGCCAGATCCATTGTGACCTTCGTGTAGGCATGGATGAGCCTCTCAAAGCCAGTCACACGCTCCTCAAGGAACATGATTGTTTTGTGCTGTTGCCAGATCTGCTCGTTCAAGAGGCTGACCTCCGAGTTGGCTACTAACTTCTTAATTTTTTCGTATGTGGTTTCCATATTTCTCCTTATGACCTCATCAGTCGTTGTGAATTTTTCATTTCAATGATGTCGGCAAGCACCGACTCGATTTTCGCCTTTGCTTCCTTCTCCTTGAGACCCGCCTTCGAAGCCAAGCTCCTAGTCGCATCGGTCAACGAAACAGAGGAAGCACCCATCGCCACATCTTCGCCGAACGCCTCTTTGATGAGGTGATAGGCAGAGGCAGAGCTGGTGATGGATCTCCGCTTGCTGTTGATTAACTTCCAACCAGGAATCTCACCTCCAGCGTCGAGGATCTCCCTCGCCCGCTTGCGAACATTCTCAATCACGCTCTCGGCAAGGGTGCAGACCTCCAGAAGCCTTGGGAGCTGGCTGGGATCGATAACCGCTGTCGAGCTTGTGGTCGTGAGGGTCTTTGTGGCTTCCTGTGCTTCTGGGCAGATCCCTGTGGCTTTGCAGTACTGACACCAAGGACCAACTTGTCGGTAGGCAGACTTATCGGCGATCCGATCCAAGGACAACAGGGTGCGTTCCCGCTCTAGTCGGATCTCTGACCGAGTCATCTTCTGTAAGACGATTGGGTTGTTGGGCTGGAGAATGGTCACATAGACCTCCTCAAGTCCGTATTCGTCGGCCGCCAAGAAGGCCAACACCCGAAGCTGGTGGCTCTTCTCGGTGGGAACAATCCCCATTCCTGTCTTGTAGTCTACGATCAGACCACGCTTAACGATGGTGTCCGTCCACAGAACAAGGTCGGGTTTCCCTGTCATCAGCGGGGTTTCCCCACGCTTCAGAACAAGTCGCTGTTCCCTGCTGGCCGTCAGCTTACCATTGAAGGTTTCGTCTACGGCTTTGACCTCAAGGCGGAAGGCCTCTACGGCTTGCTTTTCCATCTCTTGCAAAAGCTCGGCACATTCCACCTCGTCGGCGTTGGGTAGGTCATTGACCTTTCCGTCAGCCAAGGCGAAGTGAATCCGATCCCCTCTTTTTGCTTCTGGGCCAGTTTCTGTGTCTGGGATCAGCTCCTCTAGTTGCACCGAGCCAACGCAGTTTGTCCACCGCTCCGCCTTTGATGCACTAGGAAGTCCCATCCGTCCGTCATCAAATGTCATATTGCTCCCTCCGAGGCTCTAGCCTGTATTTCAAATTGCAGATGTTTGTAGTAGAGGCTTCCAGTCTCCCGACCTTTCGGGAATTCAGTCCAAGTCTTCTTGTCCTGTTCAGCCGTCCACTTTCCGCTTCGCATTGCCTCAAGCCTGTCGATGGCCTCCTTGATGGAGGCGGTCTTCATTTTATTGATTTTCAATTCAGCTCCTTCCGCACCCAGTCGATTAGGACGCAAAAGCAAGCCACCAAGAAGACCAGACCCGACACCCCCATCCCTAAGCCTATTAGGACAAAGACGATGGTGTGGATCCATTCGGCTATCTCTTTCCAAAGCGAGAATTCAGAAGGGGAGATCATCAGATTCATCGCCTCCTCCTTGCGGTTTCTCGGGGTTTTCTAAAAGCACTTCGGCAATGATCTCGTTCCGCTCGATGTCCTTTTTGAAGGGCTTGCCGTCGTTGGCGAGTTTCAGCTCCTGTCGTGCCAGCCACTCTAGGTAGCGGAGACCTTCCTCATCCTTGGCAACTTGGCGAATGGTCAGACCCTTATATTTTCCAAAGGTCATAGCCATGTCACGAGTCGGGGCGTTGGGATCACGTTTCGGCAAGGCCTTCGCTTCACGCACGATTGCCTCTGCAAAGTCCTTCTTCAACGCCTTCTCTTCCACGATCTCGAGCTTGGGAGCTGGAGAGGAGATGATCTTCACAGGGGCTGTGGTTGCGTAGGAAGAAGAGAAGCCACCTTCTGGAACTTCTTCGGCTGGGGTGACAGAGAGGTTCTTTACTCCCATCAAAGGCACGCAAGAGGCCAAGGCCATCTTACAAACTTTTGAGGCCGCACGAGTCTGGGCCATACTGCGTACTGCGTACTCGGGGGCTGACTTCCAGCGTGCTTCTGTGCGGTCACAGAATCCCTCCGCCTCTGCTACCACAACTCCGTTATCGACACGCTTTAGGTAGGCCTTGGCAACAAACCCTTCTCCCTCCTTCTTTACCTCGCCTCCGCTGACCACAAATCCAAATGCGTTCGCCATCATCGCCCAACCTGGACTTTGAATATATTTCTTTCCTTGGATTTCGATGGTTTGACCAAGCACGCCCTCACGGACGGCGTTGGCTATTTCAATGGAACGGCGATGAAGAGCAGTCGGGTCAGTCAACTGATTGTATCGCTCCTGTGTCATTAATTCTTGGCTCATGGTTCTCCTATACTTTTTCTATTTTGGGTTGGAGAAGGCGTTCGGCCTCCTCCTCGGGGATAAGTCCGTTACGGCAAATAATTGAGCCAGCTTCGATCAACTCGAAAACTTGGCAGAGAGAAAAGCCCAGTCGTTTTGCGAGGACTGAGGAGGAGATTCCTTTTAAGGAGTTGCGATTACCAACCGATACATTTGACCAAAAATTTTTAAGAGGTTCGGATTTTGTTTCGCTTGCTACTCGTAATTCGCTCTCGGAGATGACGCAGTCGATACCAAGCAGATTCTTCTGCTTGCCATAAATATTGTATCGAATTTCATTCTGATCGCTTGGTAGCCCACCTTTTGAGGATGTTTCTTTTTGCGGCGAGACGCTTCTTTTCACTGCGAGATCTCCCACCTTTTGCACCGAGAATTTTCATCAGACTGGAAACTTTTTCTGAAGTGCATCTCCCAGACATTGCTACACCGACCTCAGTTGTCACCAAAAATCTTTCAATTCTTTTTCGAGCCCTCTGGGAGGCCACGACAGCTGGCGACATTAGGGCTTCACGCCTCGCTTTGACTGCGGGATCGATGTCTGGACAGGCTCTGGAGCAGTCCGCACAGCCCTTCCTAGAGCCTCGCCAGCAAGAGAGGACAGGCTGGAACTCCGACTCTATCTGCGCCTCGTGGTGGATGGGATATGTGTTAGTCCCCCTCTCCGACTTGGCATACCAACCGCCATCTACATGCGTAATGATACAATCTGCTCCAGCTTTGAAGCCGACGGCTATTTGCCCCCACGACTCCCCCGCTACGCTCCGAGATGGACAATACCTTAATTTCTTCATACAATCGGGTACTATCCCGTGCGCTATCCTCATAAACCCATGACTTATAGGACTTAAACACCACCCCCGTGTCTCCTCGTGGCTATAAGATGGATGCACCGAAATTAACCTCATAACTGAGGAATAAAACCAAGGAGTAGTTAATTTATCAAATGCTCAAATAGGTAGTAATTAAAAAGGTGTAAAACACCGCAAGGTGTTGAACACCATCATATTGGTGTTGCCCTGCATGCCCAAGATTGGGTACTCGTAGAAATGCCGAATAAGCGTCATCCAGCCCGAAAGTTCATGGGATTCTGGGCTACAACTCTCCTCAAGGAGAGGCTGCGGGAACACGCAATTAAAAAACGGACTACCCTATCTGTCTTGATGCACGACATATTAAATGATTACTTATTGAAGTTGCGAAACAGAAAAGGACGCTTACGCAATGAGAGCAATTTTAATAGATCCAAAGGCGACGCCAGCAATTAGCGAAATTAAGATTAAGGGTGATCTGGCTGGGATCCAGAATCTGGTCGGCGGCTACATCGAGGCTATTGGAATTGGTAGCGATGTTTTGTTTGTGGACGAAGACTGGAGCGTCAAAGAACCATCGAAACGGCACAAGGGCGAGTTCCTTGTCGGCAAAACCAAGGTAGGTGGTCGTGGCCTTATCCTTGGCCCAAAAGGCGAGAAGAGTACGAAGCTCAAACTACTGGAAGCCTCCCAGTTGATTACGATTCTTTAATTAAGACTGACTCGGCTTGCTTGGAGTCTGACGGCCTCTGCTTTTAAGTGAGCCATAGCCAAACGAGTCCCCTGTTTGCATTTGGTGATGCTCGTAAGGGTCTTGTCTAAAGCGTCTGTCATGTCCCCTGCACTCTCCTCGATCTGCCATTCCAGTCCGTGTCCTGGTGCCTGTTTCATTTTCCCCCATTGGAACGGCGGCTCGACATCAGCTCCCCACTTCTCGTAAAGGATCCCCATTGGATCTAGGTGACACCACAGGAAGGCTCTGGTTGACCAAGTATCTGTATTCTTCTTAATCGAGATCATCGCCGTCCAAGTCTGGCTTTCTACATTCGGCCCGACTAAAGCCACAAGGCTCTCATCCTCGGTAAGTATTCCAGAAATGGTGAAGGGATGTTCCTTCTTCAACTGCTCAAGTGAGGGAATTCCCTCTATCTGATATAATTTCACACCTTTTCTTGTACCCTCACGAAAAGCGAGGTCAAGCGTAAGGTGGAAAAATTAAGCGGATTCAGTAGTTACATCCAGCCCACTAGCGGCCAGAACAAACTGAATGGTGTAACTGGTGGTGATTAGTCCAGTTGTGGAATCCACGTTAGAGCTTTTGCTTAAAGACAGCCTGTTGGGTCTGTCTGCTGTGGCCTTGGCCAAGTAGGCTTGGAAAAGCTTTTCAACTATTCCGTAGTAAATCTTTCGGATGTCGCCAGTCGTTGCGTTGGCTTCCGCAGCTGTAATCTCGGGAAGTGTTTCGTTTGTATTCCCACTGATCCCAAAATTGATTGCCGCTGTAGTTCCGCTACCCGAGAGGGTGTAACCCGCTCCCAGCCAGCCCGATGGTGTTGCGCTAAATGCCATGAGTTGAAAATTGGCTACTCCCTCAAATAAGCCAAAAGGTTTCTGCGTATAGGCGACGCATAGCTTTTGGAACAGATGCGTACTCCAACCCATGACCCAAGTTGGAATACTGAAATACATCGCTGACAAGTGGCACGTCTCCATTGACGGCTACTGCATCCCCTTCCCCGACTTAAAGCTGGCACAGGCCTACTTGGACTACATCCGACTCTGGGAGGGTGCTGGCGAGATCATCTCCTACGACCACGCAAACAAGACCCTGTTCTGGGCGAAGAAGGATGCCCCACAAGTGCGCCGACGGCACAGGGGTACGCACCGAAACAAGCAATCCAGCCAATTCAAATCGGCAACACGAGAGGACTCTGACTTATGAAAACACAACTAACCATAATCGGAACTAACCACGGCAAGGGAACGAGCCGTATCTGGCTGGAAGGCAAACGCCTCGTGGAGGCGGGGTTCGAGGTCGGCACTCGGTATGACCGATACACGGATTTTAATCCAAGGGGTGCCATTCAGCTCATCCTTAACCCGAACGGCAATTTCAAGGTCTCTGGCAAGGGCGAGAAGCCAATCATCGACATCAGCGGTGGAGCTGTAACTGAAACCTTTGCGGATCATATCTCCAAGTCTTCCCCGAAGACTCCTGTTGTTGAGGTCGAGTACTCCAAGGGCGAAATCTTTATCAAAGAGGCGGGGTGTCGGTGACGATCCTGTCACTATTCGACTACTCTGGTGCGTGGTCACGGCCTTATCACGAGGCTGGCTACAAAACGATCCAAGTAGACATCAAGCACGGCGACGATGTTTTAGACATCACCGAGGCTCGGCTCGCCAAGTGGGGAAAGATCCACGGCATCTTGGCCGCCCCGCCCTGCACTCACTTCTGCGTCTCTGGGGCTAGGCACTTTTCCGCCAAGGATAAAGACGGACGCACCTCCGAGGGGTTAAAGCTACTCCACAAGACAATGTGGATTATCCAGAAGACAGATCCCAAGTGGTGGGTCATCGAGAATCCTGTGGGTCGCATCAACAGCCTCTTCCCCGAAATGGAATACTTCGGCCCGACCTATTTCCAGCCTTGGCAGTACGGCGATCCTTACACCAAGAAAACTGGTCTGTGGGGCAAGTTCAAGATGCCTCCTGTACGCAATCCCGTACGTCCGATTATGTATACCAACTCCAAGGGTCAGAAGGGTTCGTGGATGTGGGCGAAGCTGGGTGGCAACAGCGAGAAGACCAAGGAACTGAGATCCCTCACCCCTGCTGGGTTTGCTCAAGCGTTCTTCGAGGCCAATCCGTGAAATGCAATTTTAGGAACACGAAAGGACTCCACTATATGAAAACAAAAAACCGAACCAAACTAAAACCCACCCCGAAACACACCACCGACCTCGTCTGGGTCGATATCGCCCAAACCTCATCCCCATCGGATGCCTTGGCCTATGGCTTTATGTCCCCAGACCTTGTTCCCATCATTAACCGACTAATCCACGGAGGCTGGCAAGGATCCGCACATTCAATCGTTATCGGTGGGACTTGCTACGAGCATCAATACAAAGAAGAGCTTCTTGGCAATACCACCAAGTGGGAAGAGGTCTCCAAATGACCAGCATCAAGTTTGAAATCACTTGGGAAGATGTCCAAGACATCGCCAAACAGCGGAGGGATGAATCCCTAACCAAGAAACAGGCTTGCGAATTGCTGGCAGATATTAAGGACGGAGTCCGTAGCTGGTTTGACGAAACCAAGGGAGACGCAATCTGCGATTCGTTTCCGCTCGACAGGGATGAGGGCGGTTTTGCCAGAAACCCATCCCTCAACAAGGCCTTAGACAAGGCTTTTGGCAAAAAATAATGAAACAAGAAGTAAGACTCCAAATAGATGTAAGCCTAACCATTGACGCCAAGCACGACAGGGAGGCTGTTCGCCAAATCCTTGAGCGTGGCATCCGTCAAATGTTCCCCAACAACCACAAGAAATATCATTACGCCTACTTTGCCGAGGAGAGCGACATTTACTCCACGGAAACAGGCGAGGAAGGCGACGGCGTCAGATGGGAGTACCTGTTCAAACAGCGGGTCAATGATCCCCACGAGCCTCGTGACTACAACGATGCCGAGGGCGTAATGACAATGAGGGATCTGGCGTGAAGGACTGGCAAATCAAAGCCATCGAGCTTTACAAAAGAGGCTACCACGCAGGGGAAATCTCTATGCTTCTGATGGTCGATTACCACACGGCCTACGGCTTCCTTCGCAAGTATGCAGACTACAAGCCTCCACTAAAGAACCCAGATAATCTGTTAAGGCACTTCTCCTTTTCCGATAAGGTTCATTACTGGAACAAGCGAGATGGGCTGGTGGAAGTATGAACCGCCTATTCCCCTTGTTCCTAGCCATCATCCTTGCCATCGGTGGCGAGTATAAGATCACCCACACTTCTGGGCGGTCTACCTTCTGCAAGGTCGATGCAGTCACCCCAGACGGAGACTATGTCGTTCGTCGCCCAAAAAAGATAGTCGGGTATAACAGCGGGCGTATTCCCATCATCGTTTGGAATAAGGAACAGATCCTTATGTCTGCCCTCGACATATCCGAGGCCAAGCTCATCCGTCCACCAAAGGCCGCCGAGGACACTTCTTGGAACAGGCTTAACAAGACTTGGATCCCGCAATCCGAGATGGAGGAGATTCAATGAAGCTACTCCTCCAGACGCTTCTCCTGGGCTTGATCCTAAAATGCGGGGTCGAATACAGGATCACAGACGATAAGGGTGCGGTCTTTTTCTACAAGATCGAGGAGGCCTTGCCCAACGGAGACTATGTAGCCTATTCCCCTGCCCGCTGGCTGGGACTCAAAGGCCACGGCCAAACCCTCCGCCCCTGTTACGAATACAAAAAAGACCCCCGCTGGAAGGTCATCCTCACGCCATCCAAAATCTTGGAAGCAGAGGAAATCCTTTAGCCACACCAAAGGACTCCCAGATATGAAAACAATCATAAAAACAAAAACCTCCTTTGAAGTTACTATTCCCGCTGGTCGCTATTACTTGGGCGATCCTTGCTATGTCATCCGTGATGATGATTGGATTCCCCTGCTCGAAAACTGCGACTACTTCCGCAACCCTGTGGGCGAGGTCGGCGGATACCAGATCCTTGCCTTTGGCACAAAACACGGAGACGGAGTCTATTTCGACAAGGGTGGGAGAAAATATGGGGTCGATGCTGGGTTGATCGGGCTTGTCCCTGTGGCCTACGGAGGCAGGGAACACGAAAACAGGGAGGTTGAGTTCAAGTCCCCAACCCTGTGCTGGAACAATGACGGCGTTCTCCACTTTGGAAGCATCAAAATCAATACAGACGATTCGGGCTGGGATTCTGAGGACGACGAATAATCGAAACACCAAAGGACTACACCTTATGAACATCAACCTAACTGGATTCACAACGACGACGGAAAAGAAGAAGAAAACCGAGAAGCCTATCATCCCCTGCCCTGCGGAGGCGGTGACTAGCTTCGTGGAAGCCAAGGCCTCCTTTGAGAGTGCCGAGGGAGTCCTCAAGGCAACCAAGGGTATTCTCCTTGAACACGCTTCCCAAGAGTTCTGGAAGCTCAACAATCAGCGGGCTTCGCAAGGCCAAGAACCCGCATCCACGGCAGAGATGCTCGGCGACAATGTTATCGCCCGAATCACCTGTGCGAGGATTTATCCTGTGGTGACGGATACTGCTCCCCTCGTTGCCATCGTTGGCGAGAAGGTTGCCTTGTCGGGCTTCCGTCAGACCTTCGATTTCAAAGTCGAGGGTGCAAAGCTCCCCGCTGGCTCGGCTCAAGCATTCGTCGATGGGCTTCGGGACTTGGTCGCCAAGTGCGGTGGTGGCGAGGCTGTCACGATCAAGGCTGGCATCCAACCCACCGAGCAGTTCCACACCGAGCGTCACAAGCTCCTCACCCCCGAACAGAATATGGCGTTACAGGCCGTATGCCCTGCGAGGATCTATGTTGCTTGAACGGCGTATGCCCTTTTTGACTTACCCCCTGCGACCATTTAGTTGCAGAGGGGCGAGTCAGAACAAAGCCTTTTCAAATTGGGCTTTCGAGCCAAAGGCAAACGGCTGGCGTTGCTTGGTAGATCTTCAAGATGGGGTCGTGTGGTCAAGACACGGCAAACCTTTCTCGATGGCCTCCCAAGTGATGTCAGTCGTGCGGGGCGACGGATACAACTTCGGAGCTGTGCGTTGGCTGGATTGCGAGTTGCTTGGCCGACGCACCAAGACAGGAGCTGGGTCAGTCCTCTTGTTAGATGTCGTGGGCGATGGGACTTACGCCGAACGCAGAGACTGGCTCTCTGTGCTTCTGGAGTGTCCTTGGGATGACATTCCCAAAGGTCGTTTCCTCCGCCTACCCAGCTTCACGCAGTCCGAGGCCGTCCAAGCGATTGAGACGATGAAGGCCGTCAATGCTTTGAGAAAAGAAGTGGTATGGGAGGGAGTGGTCTGCAAACACCCCCTTTCCAAATATGAAACACAAACCCGCTCGCCCGATGCGGAATGCAGATTTTGGGCAAAGGATAGGTTTATCTAATATGGAATACACCAACACCAAAGTTCAGAAAAACGATGACGGCTCGATTGCTATCTGGTTTTCCCCAGACGGCAATCCAAGGGTCAGATATTATGCCACAGGATATGTGCCAAAAAGCTACGAGGGACACATCGAACTTCATTTGTTACAAAAGGGAGAGGCTTGGCCTGTTAAAGGCAAGGACAGGCTTTGCTGGGGAATCGCATCTTGGTTCGGCGGGAGTTTTTATCCCTATCAACCCCTTGGAGATAAGCCAAACAAGAAAACTGGAGTTTGCCCAACCAAGCACGAACACGCCCTACTCCACGCCATCGACCAGATCCCCAAGCTCAAGGAGTTGCTCAAATGATCGCAACCCTAACCCCCAACGAAGAATGGCTCTTTATAACCCTATCCCTCCTCATCCTTGTGTTTGTCGGATGGGTCGTTTGGAAAAGTTAGCAACAGCAGAGGACTCCATAACAAAGAAAGGAAACTAAAAAATATGGGATATGAATTATATATGAAGGTCGGGAAAGTTCCCGAAACTGACATTCTCAAAAATAAGAGAGGCCAGCGTTGGTTCAACGAGGAGTGCGTCATTGATCTGTGCAAGTGCGGTGAATCAAATGTCGGCAGACTGGCTGGAGATTATATGACAAAAGGCAAGGCTCTCCTGTACTGGTATGAGAACGACAAAGAAGTGACAGAAGATGTCTGCGGAGACAAGCCTACGCCTATTCCCACAAGGTTAGTCATCGAAGCCCTTCGCAAGGATGTGAAGGTGCTAGACTACGGCGACAACGACCGCCCATACAGACGCTTTGAGTGGGCGTTATCCCTGCTTGAAGCCATCGAGAAGCGGGACAACGGCAAAAAGAAAGAGTTCTGCGTCATCTTCAACGGACACTAGCAACACCAGAGGACTCCATAATATGAAAACAATAAGTTTGAAAACAATAAATTACTACGGAACAAGGGACAACTACATACACCTCAAGTTTGGAGATTGCAGGAAGCGTTACAACTTCACCAAGAAGTTTATTAAAGAACATTCAGACTTTGCGAAGAAGTATCAGCGATATTTTGAAACTGGCGAACGAGATTGGGATGGATTCAGGTCGCCCTTCGAGGTGGTGGCCTATGCCTTTAAGAAAAAGACACCAGTTCATTTCTATTACAACTTCACGGACACACCCGCAACAGACTACAACGAAATCATATCTTATTTGGTAAAAGAAAACACTTTTGTCAAATAGCAACACGAAAGGACTACAACCTATGACAACCAAACTAAAATCTACTCCACAACCGCAACCCCCCACACACCGCTCCCCAGACTTGAAGGACAGGCTTCTGACATTCACCAGCAATATGCTGGGGATCTCTGCCTCCCTTCCCGAAGATCGGGCTGGTGGACATCTTTCCGAGATGTTGCTCCGCTCTGCCACGGCGATGTATTTCCGTCACGGCGAGGCCGAGGGGTCTCCTTCTGCCAAGGAGTTCGCCGAGAAGTTCCGTGCGTGCTTGACCGAGATTCGGATTACCCGCAGGGCTTTGGAGCTTATCAAGGCTTCGAGTATTCCCTGTGACGGCTTGGCGGTGCGTCAAGGCTTGGAGGATGCAGACATTCTCATCCGCATCTTCTTTTCTAGCGTCAGAACCTTGGAGGCAAGACAATGAGCTTGGTCTACAAAATGACAATCGGAGAGCGGATGGTCGAAGTATCCAAAAACCATTTGGATGCTTACAATGGAAGCGGGTGGCTTGTTTCAACTGGCAACCTATTCCTCTCATCTTGGCAATCCGTGTGGTGTCCCTCTACCGAGAAGCTCTTGCAAGTCCTAGAGCAGATCAGCGGGGCAAAAGAGGGCGAGAAGCAAACGATCCCAGAGGGTTGCAAGCTGGTGAAGTTTGAGGAGGTCGTATGATCGCCCTTGCGACACATACTGAGGAAAAGCCTTCCCTGTTTAGTTTTTCGCTAAACATTAACCAAGTGGAAAGCCTGTTATGGATTCTGGCCGAGTGGGGCGGGCAACCCGCAACACGAAAAGAATCTGTGACCCCAGACCAGTTTAACGAGCTGGTGGATGATCTGGTCGCCCAGACCAAGAAAGGTTTTTCCATATAGGATTTCAAAAACCCAGATAAGTTAAGCGGATAAGGGTGGCGGCCTGTCGGTTGCTCCAGCTAGACGATTGGATTTAATCCAGAAGTCAGTAAGGAGTGGGCGGGGTGTCGAGCTGGTCTTTCCGTCACCAGTAAAATGGTGATCCGTAAGTAAGCACAGGCTGGACTTTTGCGAGAGTAGTAGGGTCGATGATGCAACCCTTAATCCTGTGCGGGTTTTTGATTGGCGGGGGTGGGCGTTCGTTGTTGTTCTGCCCATCCCGCCAACTTTTTTTGCAACACCAACGGACTCCACGATATGAACGACAACCAAGACTTAGTATTCCAACTTTTCCGAGAGGTATTCTCGGTCAAGACAACTGACATCGCAGACCTTATGCCGACCAAGGCGGAACAATTAGAGGAGGTGATGAGATGAAAAGAAAGTTTGTGGGATTTTCCCAAAAAGAATGGTCGGCTTTCCTTGGACTCTGTGACGATGTCGAGCGTCACACCGAATCAGTAGACCAGATGGATTTACTGCTTTCCGTCCTCGCCCACCTCGTCAAGGACTCGCAACACCGAGCAACCCCCGACCAGAAGTGGCGGTGGGAACACGAAATCCACGCACCCGACCTTTCCCTGTTGGCGGATACTTTCCAACTCCTCGCCGACTTTGCGGGAGAGTGTGACAGGCAAAAGGAATTCGACTCGGCAAAGGTTATGATAACCATTGAATCCCTGCATCAGTGCATAGCCCAAAAAACACTTAAAGCCTTGGGGAAGGCGTAATCCGAAAAAACTGAAAGACTCTTACACCCCGAAACATTTACGCAACACGCAAGGACTCCAAGATATGACTATGACAAAAACAAAAAGACCAAGTCTCGTGAACCTCATCGACTCAACCAACATTCCCGAATCCCTTGTGCGTTCGGTAGTCCGTCAGATGGGTGGCTGGGAATCCTTCAAGGAATCCGCCCCCGATATTTGCCGAGGCGGGATTGACGGAGGCTTTAACGGCTTCATCTATTACTCGGAAACCGAACCATTCGCCAAGCGGAACAGAAAAGAGATTCTCGAAATGGCTTCGGCACAGGCAAAGGAGTTCGGGGTAGGTTTGGTCGAGATGATTATGGGATTCGGTTGCTTTAGGCACAGCAAGCCGACCGAGTCCGAAATTGTGGAGGCCTTGGCGGGTCGTGGAACAGATACCCAAGTGCCGAACGCCCTTGCTTGGTATGCGGGCGAAGAAGTGGCAAGGGCGTATTGTGATGCCTTCGACCCCCAGTAAGGAGGCCAATGACTAACGACAAACTAGCAGAGATTTTGAAATGGTGGTGCGTCCTGTCCTTCGGCGTTCTGATTGGGATGGCCTTCGTCGATTGGCTGCAGCTTCTGAAATGAAATTAGTTTCCGTGAAACTTGTGGATGTATTCGGCAAGGAACACGGCAAGGGGCAAATATGTCCCAAGCTCGCCAAGCTAATCAGAAAAGCCTTCCAGATGGAGCGAGGGGCAACGGATACCCTCTTTCAACTTGAGGAGATAAAAAAATGACACACCAACGGACTCGTGGGTATGAACAACCCACACACACTATCAGAAGATTACCGCTCCGCCCTTTGCCCTGTTGGGAAGTGGCGGGGCGTGGCCGTCTCAAATATGCCCGTCAGCTCGTTGCGTTGGTTTGCAGAAAACTTTCTGCCAAATCATCGCTTTGCCGATTCGGTGGCTTTCCGACAAGCCCTCGACAGATGGCAAGAGGCTAACCCAACCCCAACCAATTCCCCGAAGGCAGAGGGAATGTTTCGGGACGCATCGGGCATCGTCTACCGAGTCCAGAAAGCATCGGCGGGGCATCTCTACGCCCTCACCCTCAACACCCAGACAGGAAAGTTTGATTTTGTGCGGGGTGCGATGGGAAGCCTTGACGAGTCAATGCGTCTGACGCTCGCACAATGCCAAGAGATAGGGCGGGCAATCGGGCGGTGCGTTGTCTGCGGGGCAAGGCTCACAGACCCCGAAAGCGTGGAGCGTGGGATTGGGCGGGTGTGTGCGAGCAGACTCTAAAACGGCAACAGACACGGACTCCAGACTATGAGCAACAACAACGAACTAAACTGGACGGAAACCCAAAACGAAACTTCAACCGACTTGACGCTGTCAGTCTACGACTTCAGCGGGTCGTATGTCGGCGAGATGGCGTTGAGCTAACCCCAACGGCCAAGGTTCAACCCCAACGGCCACAAGGAGAAAAAATGGAAAATACATTTATCAAACTGATGACGCTGGAAGCCCTACGGCCTTACATAAGCGAGGCTCGGCGGGTGGGCTACACAATCGAAGGCTCGGTGAAGTCGGGCAAGTTTAAGATTTTGACCAACGAGTGCGAGAGCCACCCCGCTGGAGAGATGGTCTTTCGTGGAATCCGTCACCCCTTCAATCGGGCGTGGATGGTGACCTTCAGCAAGGCCTACTGGCAAGAGCCGACCCTAGCGGAATGTTTGGCAGTTGCGGAAGCGAGGGAGGCAACCCGATGACCTTAAACAAACAGCGGAAACTTTTTAAGAGACTAACCAAAGGAGGCAAATGAACCAACACGGCAAGCGGTATATCATCGAAGCGGTCAGCGGTCTGACTAACTGGCTCGGCTTTGTGAAGGTAGGCGAAGGCGAGACAATAGCGGAGGCGTGGGAGGATGCTTTAGGCCAAAAGCCTTGGACGGCATACCAGAAGAAACTCAAAAAGCAGTATTATCTGCGGGACAGGGAAACCGCCACGGCGGAGGACTCGAAGGTATGAACACAACAAACTCTGAACAGATACGAAACCTAAACGACACTTTCCGCAAGCTAGAGCCTTTTGAAGCACAGGTGAAAGGCTTGGGGCGGTGGGTAATGACTAGCGGGGTGAGTGCCTTGGTGAGCCGTGAAGGCGGGCAAGCCCTAGTTAAGAGGGTGCAGACCTTCAACGACTTCACCGAAGGCGACGACCCCTACGGCGAACACGACTTTTTCGCTTTTGAGTTTATGGGGTCGAAGTTGTTCGGGAAAATTGACTACTACGACAAGGCGATGGAATACGGCTCGGAAGATCCAGCAGACACAAGCAAGACGGCAAGGGTGCTGACGCTGATGCTGGCGAGCGAATACTAAACAACCCACACAGAAAGGAAGCGAGGGGGGAGGCTTTACGGCCTCCCCTTTTTGCTTTATGCAACAGGCAAGGACGCAAGGGTATGAATACAACGAACTGGAAGACATTGTGGAACGGATTTAAGGAAGACCCACGGCTAGAGCTGGCGAGGCAGAGTTTTCGACTACCAGAGGACGAATACACCCTAGAAGAACTAGAGAACGGCTCGGCGTGGATATCTTCGCCCGCTTCGCCTGTATGTGCGGAAACGCCCGACCTGTCAGCGATTGAAAGGCTATGGGCGGAACTGAAGACGCAACCCCGCAACAGGCTGGCAATCTTTAAGCGGGCAAACCACAAGACCAGAACGATTATCTTGGACTAGCAACAAAGGAGGACACGAAAGTATGAACTACAAAACCAGTCTGAAAGAGTGGATGAAACAGCACTATTTGACACCGCTTGATGTCAGAGACCTGTTGAGGGAAATCAAGCTAGACAACGACAGCAAGCCGAAGCCTGTAAAGACAGCGGAGGACAGGGAGTTTGAGGAGGCTTACAGACAGCACGAGGAGAGGACGCACAGGTAGGGAGGGGATGTCCCCTCTTGCGTTTGGGGGTTCGTGCGTGAGAGGGGGAGGGTCGGCGGGTCGGGAGTGTCCGAAAGGGTGGGCGGTTTGGGCGGTGTCCGTTGAGGGAGGCTTTCGGACGCTGGACACAGGGAACGCTAGAGGACACACAGGCAACGACAGGCACGAATCTTGGTGAGCCACCCTCACCCAACCCCCAAATCCACGCATCCGAGCTGTTCGTGTTCTACGATAAAAAGAAATAGATACCTACCCTCCCCCACTTCAACAG